CTAACGAAGCGGCCGAACCTTGTTCGGTTTTCGGATGTAGATGCGTCTCGTTGTCGCGAGCGTGGTATGGCCAAGGCGCGCGCTCGCCTCGACCTCGGTCTCCGTATCCGTCGCCGATTTGGCGCGGATATCGTTGAAGGTGAAGCGCTGCGCGATCGCGGCCTTGTTGACGCCTGGTATGCCCGGCACAGGCATCTCCTTCGTCGCCTTGTTCATCAGTCGCTGCCAAATCGCGCTGAAGCCGTCGTCGGTGTAAGCCTTGCCGGCGTGCTTCCCGCGGCCGGCGCACAGTAGGGCGCTGCGCACGCGCGGCTCCAGGCGCTTCGCTCGGTCGATCACGGCGCGCAGCTCCGGTGTCCACACGAACAGTAACGCCTTCGTCTTCTTGCCAGGATTCACCGCGAGGAGCCCGGCGTCGGTATCGGAATCGAGCTTGAGCGCGAGCACGCCGGCGCGGCGCAGTCCGGTCAGTACGGCGATGTCCATCGCGATCTGCATGCGGTCGTTCGCGAGCTCGTAGACGGCATCGAACTCATCATCCGTCGGGCATCGGTCACGCGACGCCGGAATATAGCCTTCCTTGTCGACCTGCCAGAACGGATTCTCGTCGATCACGCCCCATTTGACGCATTGCGTGAGCACCGCGGACACGAGGTTGAAGGCTTTGAGCGCCGCGGTCGGCGTCTTGCTCATCCGGTCGAGGAGTTCGTAACCGTGTCGGGGGCGTATCGAGCGCGGCGCCGTCTTGCCGAACACGGCGTCGATCTTCGGGAATATGTAGAACTGGCCGCGCTGCGTCTTCGCCGCGCGCTTCGGCAGGACCTCGAGCTTATAGCGCTCGAACGCGTCGTGCATCGTCCGAATGGATCCCGGCTCCGGCTCCACGAGCGACACCCACTTCGCCAACGACTCGCCCAGCGCCGCACCCAAGCGGACGCGCTTGCGGTCAGGACCCCTGAAGAAATACGCACCGTGCTCGTGCGTGACACCGCGGGGAAGGTGTTTGTTATGCGTTCTTTTCCGCCCCACCGCCATCGAGATTACCCCGCTTTATCGAGCGCAGCAAAATCGGGCTCGTCCGTGGCCGCAGCCTTCTGCCCGGTGCACATCTGCGCCTCGAACTCCCGCTCGGCGACGGACGGCTTACCATCGGCTCGCACCGCAAAGGCCCAATGGTTGTCGCGCAGCCAGCGGATCTGCGCCGACGGCCGACGAAAGCCGGTCAGCTCGTGGAGCTGATCGGCGGTCAGGAACACGGCGGCCCGCCCGGCATATCTGCCCAATGCGTCACATGCTCGACCGGCATGCCGCTCGCATCGAGCCACTGCCCGTCCTCGTGCCAGCCGGGCCACGGGTCCGCATTGTCGAAGTTCAGGAGCACGGTGGTGTCGTCGTCTGGGAGCTCGTCGGCGACGGCGTGCCAGTGGATCGTTTCAGCAATCGGCTCGCTCACCGCTTCCCCTTGTTCACCAATAGATCACGCGGCCATGGAACGGCTCGATGTGGCTGAAGTGTTGCTTTTCGAAGAAGTCGAAGAACTCACGCACCGACCAAAAGCCGTCCGCGATCGCGAAAGCACGCAGCGCGTCGCCGATCAGCCGCTCGCCGTCGAGCGTCACGGTATCGCGATGGATCACGACCGGCTTGACGTCCTGGCACGTCGCGGTGGCGAGCAGGCGGCAGCGAGCCGTTCGCTGCCCGGTGTAGTGGTACAGCGTCACGCCCGGGCGAAAACTGCGCTTGCCGAGCGCGCGGATCGTCTGGCGCTTCTTGCCGGTGCGGACGTCGGAGGAGAACTGCTGCTTGAAGTTCAGCGCCGGCATTACCGCACCGCCCTCAACGCCCGCACCGCCGGCACCCGCATCGCCACCGCGAGCCGCGCGACTTCAATCTGCGCAATCATCATCGTGGCCGCGGCGAGCCGGGCGTAACGCCGTGCCTCTCTGTGATCCCGGCGCATGAAGTACTGGCGACGGGCGAGCACGGAGTAGCGGTGTGCCTCGGCGCGTAGTTCGGGGAGGGGGCGGCGCATCAAGCGGCTCCCTCCTGCTCGAACAGCCCGCCTTGCGATTCGGCGGCGCGCAGGTTCGCGATGGATTGCTCGAAGTAGCTGCGTTTCAGCTCGATGCCGATGAACTTGCGGCCGAGCTCGAGCGCGACGTGACCCTCAGAGCCGATGCCGGCGAACGGCGACAGAACCGTATCGCCCAGATTCGTCCAAAGCTCGATGCCGCGGCGGATCACTTCGAGCTGCAGCGGTGCGATGTGGCGTTCGTCGTCGTGCTCGCGCGCGCTTCGGTATTGCAGCGTCTCGGACGGATTGATATCGGTCCACACAGGCGACGCGATCTTCTGCCACTTGTCGACGGGGTAATCGTCGTGCGTCACGCGCTCGATCGGATCGCCCGGCGCGCGCATCGTCACGAGGTAATCCGGGATTCCTTGCCGCGCCATGCTCGAATTCGTGCGGACCGTCTTGTGGAGCAGGCCGAGCGCTTTCGTCCGCTGCATCGCGGTCACAGGATCCTTCCAGATCACGACCTCGGAGTGATGCACGAACCCGCGCGCCTGGAAGCAGCGGATCAGCTCGCCGCGGAAGTCGCGCAGCCCGATCACGCCATCCATCACTTTGGACGTCGGCAACAGCATGCAGTGGAACGACACGTCGCGGCCCGGCTGCATCACGCGGCGGAGCTCGTCGACGAGATAGCCGAAGTGCTCGAAGAACTGCGCGTAGGTTTTGCAGTTGCCCATGTCGCGCGGACTGTTCGAGTACGTGTAGAGCGAGGCGAACGGCGGCGAGAAGATCGAATAGCCCACGCTCGCATCCGGAACGCCCTTCAAGACCTCGATGCAATCGCCCTGGTACATCGCCCAATTCGCTGCGACCACCTGATCTATGCAGCGCATACGAACCCCGGCAGCTTGACCGCCTGACCGTCGTCGTAAATATTCGTCGAGCGTTGCGATCCGATGACGTTGCGCCGCACTGCCGCCGCGGTAAACGCGACCATCTCCTCGGCCATCTGTGCTGCCGATTCCTCCTTGCGTTTCAGGTTCGCGACGACCGCGCCCTCGAGGTCGGACGAAAATATGTGCACATTGACCGGCCGCGTCTGACCGAACCGCCAGCAACGCCGCACGGCTTGGTAGTAGCTCTCGTATGAATCGGTGACGCCGACAAAGGCCATGTTCGCGCAGTGCTGCCAATTCAAGCCGAACCCTGCGATAGACGGCTTGGTCACGATGACCCGCGCTTTGCCGTGGCGGAACGCGTTGAGCGCCGACTCCTTTTCGTCGAGCGTTTGGGAGCCGCGGACCTCGATCGCGCCGTCGATCGCGGCCTTGAGCATTTCGGATTCTGTGTTGAGGTCGCACCACACGACCCACGGGCCGTGCGTGGCGTTCACACGATCGGCACACTCCCGGACGCGGGTCGTCACCGTATGCCGGCGCGCGGCGCGGCGCTCGCTCAGCGTCGAGGCCTCCATCGCGAACAGCTGTCCCGGCATCGGCGCGGATTCCGTCTTGATCGTGTGCTGCTCGACGTTGAGCCACGGCAGCTCGTACCGCGTGCCGTCGAATCCCAGTTCAGCCGGGTTGCGGACGACGGCGGCCCACGAGCTGACCCACTCCCAGAAGGCCGCTCGAGCATGGCCTTTGAGTCGCCAGTCTTGAGTTTTCGCAGCGTCGTGAACGAAGAACTCGGCGAGCATTTCGGCGCGACTGCAAACGCCCAAGAATTCCGCATGGGTGCCGAGTTCGGTCCAATCGTTCGGCGCCGGTGTCGCTGTCGCGCAGAGCTTGTAGGGCGTGTGCGCGAAGGTCTCGGTCAGCTGCGCAAAGGATCGGGAGTCGTGATGTTTGATGATGCTCGATTCGTCCAGCACGACGCCCGCAAGCTTCGAGCAATCGAACTTGTGCACCCGTTCGTAGTTCGTGATGCAGATCCCCTCGAGCGCCGAGGCCTCGCGCACGTGCCGGACCTTGATCCCGATTCGCTCGCCTTCCTCGACCGTTTGCTCCGCGACCGCGAGTGGCGCCAGCATCAGCACGCCGCCACCGTGGCGATCGAGCACGGCCTGCGACCACGCAAGTTCCTGCCGCGTCTTGCCGAGCCCGGTATCTTCGAACAGCGCGCAGCGACCCACGCGCACGCCCCAACGTGTTAGCGCGTCTTGAAAGTCGAACAGATCGCCGCCGATCGCTTCGGGCTCGAACCCGACCGCCTGAAATCGCGACAGCTTCGCGGCGATGAATTGCGCGTAGCTCACGCGGGCACCTTCTCGAGCACGACGAGCGGCGGCCGTCCGTGGCCGCCTGGCGTCACTCCGCACCGCGTCCATCCGGCGCATAAGAAGCAGTAGCCCGGATTCCTGCTGCGCACCCTTGCGGCATTCACGTACGTGTAGAGCCGCTCGATGCCCCACTTCGCGATCGCGAACAGCTCAGCGGCGAGGATCAGCGCCGACGACAGCGCTGGCGATTCGTTCCGGAACACCGCGCAATTGACGCCGCCGCCGAACCGGCTCTTGTCGATGAATTTCCGCCACACGAATAGCGCATCGATCGCAGGCGTGAGCAGGACGAGCTTGTTGCCAGGGCCTACGATCTGCCGATGGTCGCCGCCGCGGCTGGAATAGTGGCGGTTGTAAAACTCGCGAAGCCGGACGTCGCCGTCGCGGAGCTCGAACCACGGCGACTCCTCGAGCGCGAGCGCTGTTTGCACGACCGCGCTCACGCCGTCGCCGCCTCTTTGCCGTCGCGTTGCTTGACCATGCCGTTCTCGATCACGATGCCGGTCGCGGCGTCACTTGAAACCCTTTCGACCCAAATTTGGAGCGCGTGCTTCTCCGCGAACTCCGCCAGCAACCGCAGGCCGTCGTCGTCGAGCAGCGATCCGTCCCGGACGCGGATCACTTTCAGCGTGCTGTTCATGGCAGCCGCGATCGCGACCGACGCGCACAGCCGCTCAGCATCGCTCGCCTGATCGAACGGGAAGCCGTTGAGCAGCACTTCGTCCTCGCCGAACGTGAGGTCATCGACCGGGAGGTTTGCCGCTGCGACGGCTTTGGCCTTGTCGTGCTCGCGCGTCGCGATCGCATCCGTGAAGGCGGTTGATTGGGCCTCGAGCTTCTTGATGTCGGCCGCGAACTGTTCGCGCCGCTCGATCGCGCGCTCGCGGTCATCGATCGCGGTGTTGTTGCGGCGCGCATCTTGGATCCGCGTGATCAGCGCCGACGTGTCGACCGGTTGGGCCAGGGCCGGCAGCGCTTCGATCTCCCGTTGAGCTGCCTTGGCGGCGACGTCGAGCTTCGCGGCCGTCGCGTCGCAATCCTTTGCGGTGATTTCAATCTCCGCGATCTCCTTGCGCAGCTGTTCGATTCTGGCCCGGTGCGCTTTGGCGTCGGTGCGATAGTCTTCCGCTTCGGTCACTTGGTCTGCGACGGCATGCAGCAACCGCTGGCGCCGCGCCCGTTCTTTCTCAATCTCCGCCTTCTGCTCGCCGGCCTGCTCGAGCTCTGTGACGAGCGCGGCTTCATCGACCCGCTCTTGCCGCGGATCGCCCGGCACCTTGAGCGCATCGAGCTGCGCACGCAGCGACTTCGCCTGCCGGTTGACGTCGGTGCGCCGGTCGTAGTCGCCCTTGTTGGCCATATCGACCGCGTCGAAGTCGATCCCGGGCACGAGCTTGCGCAGCTCGTCACGCTGCTCGCGCGGCTTCATACGTGTAAAGGCGAGCGGATCGAACGACAGCGCGCCGAGTAGGCTGTCGAGCATCTTCTGTGGCGAGCCGTAGCGCGCGCCTTCGGCATTCTCGACGACGATCGACGTCGTGAACGTGTCGTCATCCCGCCGCGTAAAGGTGCGCTTTACCACGAGCGCGACCGTTTGGCCGTCGCCCAGCTTCAATTCGATGCGCGCTTGCTTCTCGCCTTTGCGGATCGGCTTCGAGGGGATCGCCGACGCGCCCGCGAGAGCCGCGTAAATGCTATCGAGCAGAGACGACTTGCCTTGGGCGTTTCTGCCATTGACGTCCACGAGCGCGCCGTCGGGCGTGACTTCGACGACCTGCAGTCTTTTGTAGTTCTCCGCGATGAGGTTGATGATTTTCATGTCGTAACGTCCTTCTTCGGGTCGATTTCGTTGAATACGTGGGCGGTGCCTTCGATGCCCTCGATCACGCTGCGGCATGCTCTCGTGAGTTGCTCCAACTCGTAGCGCCGACGCTCGAGCCAATACAACCGCGACCACGCCGCGTCGACATTGATTTGGAATCCGACTTTGAGATCGCTTTCCTTGATGCCGCGCTCTTTCATCTGCGAGGCGCTGTACTGGCCCAGGATTCTGGCGACCTCATCCTTCGTCGCTTGGATCAGGAGATCCGGGCCGTCATAACGATCTGTGCCCACGGTGCCGATGATTTTCATGCGTACCTCTAGGTCTCGATTGATGGGGTGTAATCTTTGCCGGCAAGACCAAAGGTCGACGCGACTCCATCGTGAGCCGTGCGCACGTCGCTGCGCACCTGAAGGGCATACATCTTCGTCGTGCCGTCGGGCTCTGGCGTGGAATTGCGCACAAGCACGATCGGCTGACCGTCGATCGTGTAGAGCTCGCCAAAGCGATCGTGCTGCACCGGCTTTGCGCGGACTGCTTTGATGTAGTTGTCCCAGCCGAACCGTTCGATCATCACGCGGCGGATCTCTTGGTTCGTCTCCTTGCCGATCTTCGCGGGATCGATCGGCCGCTCAATCACTTCGCGAGGAACGCGGACGCCATGCCAATGCCACAGCCCCCATCCCGATGGATAGCTGATCGACATACCGTCGGCGCTGTGCAGCCGGCCGCGGTCGTCAAGGTTGATCTCGCGCGGGCGCTCCGAGACGAAACAAACGTCATCGAGCACCCAGTAGTAGCCACACGACTCCGCGATATCGAGATAATTGCGGTCGATCGACACGCCGAGGACTTCGCTGAAGTAATCGGCCCATGCCGAGTAGCCAACCCAAAGCGAGCCGCCCCAGTACGACCAAGCCGCCTCGCCGGCTGCGCTCGCTATCGCATCGCGCGCTCGGCGGTCGATTGTGACCGAGCGGACCGCCGAGCGGACCGCCGAGCCGACCGCCGAGTCGACCGCCGAGCGGACCGCCAAGCGGACCGCCGAGTCGACCGCCGAGCGGACCGCCGAGCCGACCGCCGAGCCGACCGCCGAGCCGACCGCCGAGCCGACCGCCGAGTCGACCGCCGAGCGGACCGCCGAGCGGACCGCCAAGCCGACCGCCGAGCGGACCGCCGAGCGGACCGCCGAGCCGACCGCCGAGCGGACCGCCGAGCGGACCGCCGAGCCGACCGCCGAGTCGACCGCCGAGCCGACCGCCGAGTCGACCGCCGAGCGGACCGCCGAGCCGACCGCCGAGCCGACCGCCGAGCCGACCGCCGAGCCGACCGCCGAGTCGACCGCCGAGCGGACCGCCGAGCGGACCGCCAAGCCGACCGCCGAGTCGACCGCCGAGCCGACCGCCGAGCCGACCGCCGAGCCGACCGCCGATGGCGATTGCCATCCAAGTCGCAGCGCGCCGCGGATAACCGTGTACGTTATCGCCGCAAGACCTGCCGACATCGGGCACGGCAGCCAGATGACGCGGGGTTCTCTCAGTTTCGCCAATCGGTAGAGGTTGGCGATTGCCGTCTCGGAGCGCTCGCGGTCCGCCGGCTGCGTCGACAGACCGATTGCGGTCCACTTCGCCACGAACTCCGGGAAGCGGGCTTCCTGCGCCGCGGACAGCGACGTGATGAGCTTTTTCATGCCCGCGCTAGTCCGCGACGCGCCGCAGCTCTTCGAAGCCGTCGTGCTCGTGCTGGTGGATGATCGCGTAGTCGCCCGGCGCGAGACTGATCGGGTCGTGTTCCTCGTGCCGCACGAGACAGCGCTCGCGGGCTTCAAGATACATACCTTCGTCGGGAAAGCCGCCGATCAGTGGCACGTACTTGCCGAGGTTGCGCAGTTCATGGAGCGTCGCCGGGTTCGGATTTTTGTGGACCTTCTCCGCGCGGTCGATGTGCGGGTAGATCGCGTGTTTGTGCCCAGTTACCTCCCCGTATGCTAGGACCAGCGCCTTCCCCTCTTTTTTCGTCGCGCCGATATCCGCCGCGTCTGGACGGCGCGTCAAAGGATAAATGTAGACATCACCCTGCCGCGCTTGCGCTGGCGTCATCATCATGCGCACGACGGGCGCGCGAGCGGCGGTTTCGTTCTTCTGCGGCGTGCCTTTTGCGATACTCACTCGTGTTTCTCCTGCGCCGTTCTCCGGCGCGTTTACAGGTTAAGCACAGCCTTCGTCCGCTGCGCCGGATAAAACTAGCTAGACGGCCAGCCAAACCGCAGCACGTTGGATGCGAGCGGCACCGGCGACTTGGCCTTTCGTTTGGCGCGCCATTCGCGCTCGAGGTTGCGGGCCGCCTGATCGCGTTGTGCTTTCTCGAAGTGCTCGATCAGTTCATCGCTGCGCCAGTCGTGTGCGCGGCGGCGGAAGCGCAAGGTGGGTTGCCACTTCATGTCGCGTCGTCGCCGTAGTCGTCGAAGTCATCGACCGTTCTGGGTACCGCTGACTGTGGTCTCTGATCGGCGATCAGGTTCCGGACTTCGTATGCGCTCACCGGCCGGGATTCAGACCGTCGCGCCGTCTCGCACGCGATCGCCTTGTCCGTCAGCGACATGCTGTAGATCGCGCCCTTGCCGAACAATCGCGTGTGATACTTGTCGCTGCCCGGATCGTTGTCAGGCACGTCGACGCGGATGAACGTCTCGCCGCCGATCACTTGCTCGCTGATCCGGCCGGCGATACGGGTGTGTCCGAAGAGATCGACGATGCCCCACGCTTCGAAGTGTTGTTGCTCGTTCATGAATCGCTCCCTTCAAGCTCACGCAGCCTGTCCGCCGCAACTTCACTCGCTTCCTTCAGCTGCGGTTTGAGTGCCGTCGGCGTCGCGCGCCAATGATCCTTGCGGCGGGCCTCAAGCTGTTCGAGCGAGGCTGCATCGGTGCATGCGGAGTACTCAGCGACAGTCGGGTACGTCGACGCTGGCTCGGCGCGGGTCGCTTGTCGTCCGGTCTGCGATTGCGGAACGGCGTCGCCGGCCGCCCACGCGGCAAGCTTCTCGCCGCTCTGCTCGGTCAGCGGTTGGTCGAGCGGGAATAGCGCGCGGTGTTGCTCTTGCAGCTTGATCGGCTTCGGCACGCCCGGCGCATCGGCTGTGAGCAGAAAGCTTGCCGTCAGCTCGTACGGCAATGATTTCTCGCAGATGGGCACCCAGCCGTGGAGGCTGGTCGGCGTCTGCTTCGGGACGATCTTCATCTTCCCGTCGTCGCCGCGGACCATTTCTACTTTCTCTTCCGCGCGGAACGCCAGAATCAGCTGCGCACGCACTTGCAGTAGCCGCTGCGCCATCTTCTTGTGATCGAGCTTAGGCTTTATCCACGCGGCCATCTTGCAGGCTTCGCGCTTCTTCCAGTCGTCGCCGGCCATGCGGTCGAGCTCGGCCTCTTGCCAGTCGAGCACGCCGCCTTCGCCAGCCCAGCTATGGGACATCGAATCGACCACGATCACGGGATAGCCCGCGTCGTCGGCGGCAATGATCGCGTCGGCGTATCTACTCGGCCGGAATGGCGGATGGAGCTCGCAGTGATCAAAAGAAAATTGATCGCTGTAATGCAATGCCCTACCTCGCTCTGTATCGAGCACAACGAAGCGCTTGCCACGGGACATGCCCGCTGCGAGCCTCATGGCGGAGTAGGTTTTTCCGCTGCCGCTGGCGCCCGCGAGACCGACGAGCAGGTTGACCTGCGAACGGACCGCAGGTTTGAAAACGAATTTCTCAGCGGCGCTGCTCATACAACTCTTCCTCCCTCTTGAGCGCCCACGGCGACACGCTGAGCGGCACGATCGGATAGCCAGGCCAGTTGTTGGTACGCAGACATCGCTCCCAGGTCGTGACGGCTCGGTGCCATCGTTCCTCGCCGTACCACGCGAACACGCCGTCGCCCTCGCGCGGCAACGCGAAGTACGGCGGCTCGATCTCCATGAACACGAACTTGAAGCTGACGCGGCCGGCGAGATCGGGCCGCAGCTTTTCGATTGCGGACACGTAGGCCGCGCGCTGGATCGCGAGACCGTAGTCCTCGGCGCTGCGCATACAGGTTTGCTCGTCGGCCGACGTGATCTTCTTCGGGTCGTAGATCAGCGCGAAGTTCTTCTCGAGAATCAGGTAGTCGAGCCGCCCGCGGCACAGCACCGGACCTTCGTCGCCTTCCTCTTGCCACTCGATCGACACTTCCGCCTGGCCGCCCTCGAACACGACGCCTTGCTCGGCGAGGTTTTTACGAATCACGTCGGCGGCGGTGGTGATCTCGGCATACTTGTGCTCTAAGACCGGCGTGCGGCCCTCCATGATCACGGTGTCACGCTGGACTTGGGCGGCCTTCGTGCGGTAGTTGTCGAAGTTCAAGACTTCGATCTCATGCCCGCCCTTGCCGAGCAGCAGCGCGTGAATGACCGTGCCCTCGATCTTCGGCACTGTCGTCTCGCGCGGGACGTTCCCTAACCGCGGATGCTCCGTCCAAGCGTGCAACGGCGACTTCGTGATCAGCGTGCGCGCAACGCTCTGATTCAATGAAGGTGTCGAGCACGGATCGGCGTGGTACTCCGCCTCGGTACACGTCAAAACGCGTGCCGTGGGCTCGGGCTGGCGAACAGCGCTCATCGCCACCCTCCGAGGGTGCCTTGGATTGCCACGCCGTCGTCACGAATGTCGGGTGCGTACTGCTTCCAGGGGCCGAGGGCGATACCGTTGAAACGCTTCATTTCGGCGTTCATCGCAACTCCAGTTGGTCCAACTCGTGCTCGGTGAAACACACCCGCGAGCCCGGGAAGCCGTCGAGCTCGATCCAGTACTCGCGGTCATCGGCTGGGCACGTCATGACGATTCGGCCGCGCGCGTTGTAGAGCGTGTGGTCGTTGATGTGCACGGCTTCCGGCACGCGGACGGCGGTGCCGGGCTTGGCGTCGGCGGGCGTCATGCGGCCTTGTCCAAAAGAAACCGCGTGATGTGACGCTCGCGCTCGTCGACATCGACGCCCTGAAGGAATAAGAACGTTTTCTTAGGGAAGAGGCGTTTCTGAAACTCTACTTGATCTGCAATGGCCGCCGCGATCTCGCGCACGATCAAGTAAAGCAATGCCTTTCTGTTGACCGGCTTAGCCTTCAGCGCTTCTTCGACCCACGGGTGTTCTCTGTTTACCTGAGCGACCACGTCGTGCTTCTCGAGAGTGACGCCGCAAAGTGTTCCCTTCATTTCTTTGTCGGTGCACTCGACGACGATCAGCTGAGATTGCGCTGGCGCCTTTATCGGAGCGTCATCCCCCGGATTTAATCCCGGCTGCTTGTGCCGATCGTCAACGTCCGGCCCCGGTGGTCTGGGCTCTGGGTTCGGCCCAGGCGGTCGAGGGCCAGGGATCGGAATGACGTTAATCGGCGCATGCTCTCGCCAATCGTCATTGGAGATCGATGAGAGGTCGTTGATTGATGTCTGCAACGAGAGTTGGAGGTCGTCGAATAGGATTCGCAGCGTTTCTTTGCTGACGCTTTCGAGGAGTGGGCTGAGTTCGTCGTACAGATGTCCCATGAGCGCGTGCCACACGGGGCCGTCGTTTATCGCGTCTTTGGTAGTCGATAGATATGATTGCCAGCCTTCATGCAAATCAATCCATCCGCACACGCCAGTTCCTGAGAATCGTTCGGCACCTTCTTTTTGGTAACACTCCCTAGTAGTACAGATAACGCGGTGCCCGTAACCGATCGACATTTTCGATTGCGCGTACGGAAGTTCGTCGACTATTCCGGCCTTGCCAGAAACAGCCAAGTGCTCAGCGCCTGTATCGAGTACGAAGTCAAAGTCGATAGAGTTTTTGAACTCTGGATATGGCTCCACGAGCGGGTGGCTCTCAGTGACGCACCCCTTCTTGATCGTTCTCCAAATGATCTTCTTGCCGCTCCGAAGGCCAGGAGCATAGTTATTCTGCAAGTCTCTGATTACGTTCTGCATCAAGAATTGACGTTCTTTCAGCAGGCGGCACACGATCAACGTGCCGTTGGTAGCTTCGAGAAGGCGCACGGGCGTATTGCCAGCTTTAGCCTTGCGCCATTCATCCGGCACAACGAAGTAACCATCGGCTTTGAATTGTTGCGGCCAGTTGCGCGCGTGCTTCATCAGTTGCCCTCCGCGCAGCGTGCATACGTCGACCGATGTAGCGAGCCAAAGGATCGCCATGGTTCCTCCGGAGCCGTACTCGCCAATGTCTCCGATCGCTCGGCCTATCGTGTCGCCTAGACAGAACAGCCGGCCGACGTGGTCCATGCCCTGACCATCATCACAAACAGATAGCACGCGATTGGTTGCGTCGTGGTCGATCCATACTGTGGATGCGTTGCCGCGACCAGGCCCGAACGAATTGTCGACGAGCTCACTGAGCGCTCCCGCCACGGTCCATTTTTGATTCTGAATGGCACGTAGAAATGATGGCTTTGGAGTTGTGTCCATTGTTATTTCCGTAGTTTGAGAACCTTCACGAAGTCCATGATCGACAGATCGATGTCGTCGAGTAGCTTGTATATCGCGTCCATTCGCTGGCGCTTGGTTTTGGATTGCAGGGCGGCGATGTAGTTTTGGCGGGAGGTATCGAAAGTTGCGTTACGTAACGCAACTTTCTTCTTTGCGTCGTGCTCCCGCTTGCGTTTATTTTGTTTCTCGCGCAACTCTGCGAGCGCCTTCGCCGGGTCATCGGACGCGCCGATCTTTGCGAGCCGAGACGCCTCGGTATACGAAAGCCTGACGTCTCGCATTACCCATGACTTAAACTTGATGCCGGCCTTCTTGCAGACGGACTTGGCTTCTGCGAGATCGGCAGCGATCTGTAGGCGCTGGTCGTCGTAGTGCTTGACGGCCTTATTGATGCGAGCGCCGATCTGTTGGAGATAGCCCGGGTCAGTGGCTTGCGATCGCGCGATAGGTACTACGCTTCCCATTTGTCCCTCCCTGCTTTGCGACTCACGACCGCACCCCGCACGGCACCAGCGAATCGATCTCTGCGGCGACCTCGGCGCGAAGTTGCGCATACACGCGTTCCTGCTCAGCGGCTTCCGGAGTCAGCGTCAGGAGCGGTTCGGCGCCCGGGCGGCACTTCAGCGTGAGGCCGGCGCGCGCGAGGCGTTTGGCGACGGTCACCGTGGATACGTTTTCGTCGACTTGGACGAGGAAGGGCGTACTCATCGCGCCTCCTTCTCCCTCAAATCCGCCATCGCCTCATCAATCGTCGCTCCGTACCCCACGTAGGACTCGTTCACAGAACCTCCTCCTGCTCCGCGAGAATTCCGGCACTCCTCGTCGCACCACATCGTGGCCCAGACCCAAACTACGGCCATCGCCAGGGCGAGAAGGAAGGACAGGATTTTGCGGATGCGCGGGCTCATCGGCTGCTCCATTTGCGAAACGGATGAATCTTCAGCGTCACGAACCCACCCGGTGAACTGCCGCACTTGCCGCGCGCGTTGCAGTTGATCGCTTGACGGCCGACCGCAAGATCAGCCTCGACGGTGTTGAAACGGCCGAAGCGGATCGTGGCGCCGATGCCGATGAAGTCGGTCGTGGTCTCGCTGCGGCGGCTCGCGGTCGGATCGGATGTGTGCGTGATGATGATTAGGGGCTCGATCTCGGCGGCGAGCGCTGGGGCGCAAAATAGGAGCGCAATCGCTAGCGCTGCTACACTTCGTCTGCCCGTGGTCGATAAGAACGAAGAAGGAGAAAGACCGTGGAAATCTTGCTGATTTGGATAGTGCTTGCCGTGCTCGTCGCGGCGTGGGCCGGCGGCCGTGGACACAGCGGCTTCGGCATGTTCTTGGTATCCCTGCTGCTGAGTCCGCTGATCGGGTTCCTGATCGAACTGGTTCGTAGCCCGAACGTCGAAGCCACGGAAGCGAAGGCCGTCGAGAGCGGCGCCATGAAGAAATGCCCGGCCTGCGCGGAACTGGTTAAAGCAGAGGCGGTGAAGTGCCGCTATTGCGGTGAGGCGCTGAGCGCCGGAGAGCTGAACGTTCCGCCCGATGACAGGCGTCGCGATTTGCCGTACTGAGATTTCGAGTGTGCCCATGGAGTCCATGGGAGCGGACATTACAACTACCGGTTGTGCATGTCAACAACCGATAGTTGCGTAGTTCACACTTTCTGCGGTGGCTGGCCTCCGTTGCCGACGGGAAGGGGTGGAGACTGGCGCCGGTCCCTGCGGTCCCGCGCAAATTCCAGCACATCGATCCTATCCACGTCGTTCAGATGCGCGATGACGCCCTGTATATCGGTTAGCGTTTGGTCGAACGGTGGCGGGCTCTTGGGCAGTTGCCCGGCATGAAGCCAGAACGGCGTGACGTTGAGGGCCGCCGCGAGGCGCGCCATATTCGTTTGATCAGGAATAGTTTCGCCAGCTAACCATTTGCGCGCTGCCTCGCCCGAGACTTTGAAGTGCCGGCCGACCCACGCGGCACGACCGCGGCCACCATCCACATCAGACCTTGGGCACTCGGTTACGTCGTCGAGAGCTTCGTTGAGGCGATGCGCGAAATCTAACTTCGTCTGTTCGCGCGTCTTTACAACCATGAGTTGCACGCTACCCGCGCGCCGCGCAAGTATCAGTTGTTGACGAAGCGCAACTATCGGTTGTAGAGTCGCGCTCATGACAATTCAGCAAGTCGTGAGCCGAAAGCGCCGAACGGCAGTCGACCGGGCAATCGAAGCATTGGGTGGACTACCAAAGCTCGCAAAGGCATGCGGGGTTACCTACCAGGCGGTGCAGAAGTGGCAGCGCACCCGGCGCGTTCCAGCCGAGCGCGTGCTGACCGTAGAGCGCGTCTCTGGTGTTTCACGCGGAGAACTGCGCCCGGATTTGTATCCGGAAGACGAAGTACGCACGGGCACGTCCTAGTTCTGAGTTGTTATCCAGCCAGCCTATATCGGCTGGTTTTTTGTTTGGTGGGGTACGACATAAGTGACCAAGAACGAGCGGCTTTGGCTGGATAATTTCTTTGCAGCCAACGGATTAGACGATAACGGCGCTACTCGCCGGATTCCGTCGCAATGCTCGCGCAAGCGGCACGCCAGCATCCTCGACAGCGACGCGCTCGCGATCATCATCACGAACCGCAGGCTACGCGCTGGCATCCCGCAAGAGCGCATCAGCCGATGACCCCTTACCGCGCCGCCGCGCCCGAGTCCCAACCCCATCGTGCAAACCTATCGGGTGCGGCGGTGTTTTTCGCGTGGCTCGCTGACCATCCCAAGGTCGTCGACGCGTGCTGTTTCCCGGTCGGCGCAGCACTCGCCGTCGTGCTGGCGTGGGTGGCGACGCGATGAGGGCGCGCCCACCTGATTTCGTCATCGGGCCGGCGAGCGATCCATACATCCGGCGATGGTGGCTGATCCCGCGCAACCGCTTCTTCAACATCTACCTGCACAACATCATCCGCGACGACGACGACCGTGCATTGCACGACCATCCGTGGATCAACTGCTCGATCGTGCTCAAGGGCGTGCTGCGCGAGATTACGCCGAAAGGCGCGTTCATTCGCATGCCGTGGGATGTGGTGTTTCGCCGCGCCGTTTCCTCTCACCGGCTCGAGGTCATCGAGGCACCGGTGTGGACGCTGTTCATTACGGGGCCGGTGATTCGCTCGTGGGGATTTCATTGCCCGAAAGGCTGGGTACCGTGGCGGCAATTCGTCAACCCGGACAACGTCGGCGAGACCGGTCGGGGGTGCGGAGAATCATGAGCGTATCTGTTCGCAAAACCGACCGAATCCAACGCGAACTGCGCGGCGAGTTACCCATCGGCCAAGGCCGCAGACCACGCGCCGCACCCGGTCCGGGCTGGGTCAACACGAAACAGGCCGCGGCGATTCTGCGCTCGCACCAGCACACGATTCACACCACGGCCGCAGCACTCAAAGAGCACGTGACGTGGCAATACAACTCCACCAACGCCGTGACCTCGGCTCGCGGCTGCGGACTGCTGTTCTGGCAGGCTGATATCGAGCGGATCGCGGCGATTAAACGGCGGTGTCATGTGTCACTGGCTGTCGCGGTGCGGGTGTTTGGGGTGGTGAAGACGGGCGCGCTCTGATGGCTGAAAACAGCCTCGCGATGATGCCGTGGTTCCCGAAGGATTTCATCGCGGCGACCCGCCATTTGCGACTTGCAGAACGCGGCGCATATCGTGATTTGCTCGACTATCAGTGGGAGATGGAAAAGCTTCCAAATACCCCCGGCCAACTTTCGCGTTTGCTCGGAGTTTCGCTAGCAGAATTCAACGAAGTCTGGCCGGCAATCGCCGATAAATTCCACAAGGTCAGGGGAGGATTGGTCAACAAGAGGCTCGAAGAGCACAGGAACAAAGCTCTACAAATCAGGCAGGTAAAGCGAGATGCCGGGTCAAAAGGTGGTAGAGCAAAGGCCCTAGCACGTTCCAAGCAAGGCGCTGGCAAACCTCTAGCAGATGGTACGACTTCTGCTGTAGCAAAAGTCTACCCTCCGTCTCCGTCTCCGTCTCCTGATAAAGATATACACACACAACGCGCGCGCGGGTCGACATCGAAAAACGATTCGCCCTTCGAGCAGATCAAAGCCGCCTACCCCGAGTTCAGCGGTCGCCAGGATTGGATCATGGCGCAGCACCACTGCACCCTGCGCATCGAGACCGACGGGCTCGGCTGGGAGGACTTGCTGCAAGCGGTCGAGCGGTACGCGGCCTACGTTGCGGCCGGCGGAGTGAGCAGCACGCAGTACGTGCTCACGCCAGCGAAGTTCTTCAGCGCTCCGGATGAGCCGTGGTTGCAGCAATGGTCGCTGCCCGTGCAAACGCCCAGGCGTGAACCCAAGACGACCTACGTGATCCCGGACGATGACGAGCTCGCGCATGCGTAGCGAAGACAGCGAAGCGTTCCGCGGCGTGATGGAGGACCTGTGCACCGCGTTCAACCGACCGTGTACCGACGCCTTGGTGCGCGTGTTCGCGGAGTCACTCAAGGCGCTGCACATTGCCGACGTGAAGCACGCATCCGAGAGCTACCGCAAAAACGGCAAGCGCTTCCCGGCCCCGAAGGACTTGATGCCAGAGCGCCGCGCTCGAGCGCCGATGCCACGCGAACCGGAACCGCAAATGACTTGGTGGGCGAAGATCGCGAACAAGATCCTGCTCGCGGTTGCGTACCAGGACATACGTCGCGGATTCAAGCCGATGGCCGAATATCCGCCGATGCCAAAGGGCGGGTACGGCTTGCCGCTGATGCTACCGCGCCCAGTTGACGACACCGTTTTGCAGCGCGCACTCGCAGCGAAAGCCGACTACGTGCGCATGGCTGAGGAGGCGGAAATTCTCGGCGATCGATGGACTGACGAAGAGTTCGCGGAACTCGCGTTCGACGGGCTGGAGCAAATCCTTTCGACGAGGGCAGCGGCATGACCACCCCCTCCGCACACGTACGCGCCCGCGAGGACCTCACCACCGGCCCGACGGTCAGCGAGGAAATTTGGATACTGCGCCGCCTGTCCGTGCCAGCCCTTTTTGCCGGCACAACGACGCTCGCCGATCGCCGCAGCCGCTTGCGTGCGCACCTGATTGCCCACGGGCTTGGCGACGCGCGTGCCGGAATGCGCGACGGCCGCGAGGAAACGTGGGCAGAACTATTTTGCCGCGCGTACAGAGAGCCGCTCGGAGACGCGCCATGACCTACGAGCTCCACCTGCCCGACGACTTCACGACGCACGAAGGCTGCCGCGTGCACTCGCAGCAGCAGACGAATGCAGCCGGATTGCTCGTTGAGCAAATCACGCTATCGACCGACCCACAATTGCCCACGGAGAACCACGACGATGAGCAAGCACTACCTGACGCTGACGAATCGCCATTGCAAGATCGGCAACAGCATCAACACTCGCGCTGAAAAGCACGGCGACGAAGACGTGCCCGCCTGCGACATTCCGCTCGACGGCATCCTGCTCGAGCGCGAAGAGTTGAACGCGCTGCTCGGCGACAAAGCCGCGCACAAATCGCTGTTCCAGTACACCAAGAACGCGCCCGACGAACCCTCGTTCAAGGCGTTCAAGCCGTTTGCGTTGAAGGACAAATTCGAAGAGTGCTCCGTGACGTTGCTGCTCGGCATCTCGGAAATGGAATTGGAGCTCACCGGCGTGAAGCTTGCGAACATCAAGCTCGAACCGCTGACCGGCGGGCAGACGGCGCTATCGTTGCAGGTGCAAACGACCTGTCCGGTCGAGAGCATGGCGCAAGCAATTGCGTTCTTGAACGCCGAGATCGAAGCGGAGATCACGTTCGGCAAGAAAACCGAGAAGTCGACGAAACAGCGCGAACTGCCGATGACGATCGGCAACGGCGACCCGGACGGTCACGAGCACCCCGATCCGGATGCGCAGAACGGTGCCGACGAACGCGCACTGCAGCCGCACGAAAACCTGCCCGAGGGCGTGCCGCCGATCCGCAAGTTGACTGGCGAGGGCATGACGACGACGGCAAGCGACAAGCCGGCGGCGCACTAAATCCAATGGCCCGTATCCTCGGCATCGATCCAGGAATTTCAGGCGCGATCGGCGTGCTCGATGATGCGTTCAAGTTGGTCGCGGTCACCGACATGCCGACCATGCAGCGCGGCCGGACGTCGAAAAAGCAGATGGTCAACGACGTCGAGCTCGCGCGGATCATCCGCGAGTACGCGCCCGACATCGCGATCATCGAGCAGGTGCAGGCGATGCCGCGTGTGGGCTCCGCTAGCGGCATGGGCGCTGCGAGCGCGTTCAACTTCGGCGATTCAGCGGGTTGCGTGCGCGGCGTCGTCGGTGCGCTCGGCATTGAGCGCCATTTCGTCGTACCCCAAGCATGGAAAAAACGCGCCGGGCTCGTTGGCTCGGACAAGGAAGCCAGCCGCGCTCGAGCGATCAACCTTTGGCCGGCTGCGCCGTTGGGGCTCAAGAAGTATTCGGGACGTGCCGAGGCACTGCTGATTGCGCGTTATGGGCTCGTGTCGGAGTCGGTTGCAGCGACGGTCGACCCGTTCGACCTGAAGTCGCAGCAGGACCGTGACCCAGCGCCAGAAGTGTTGCGGCTCGTTTGACGATGAGACGCGTCAACGTCGCCTGCGATCACTGCGGCCTCGCTATTGAAACCGAGGATGAATTGGCTCGTCAGGTATCACTCGACCACATGACGGACGAATGGGAAATCGAAGGGACCAGCGATCAAGTAGGCGACCTATGTCACCTGTGCGTCGCTTTGCTCAAGCAGTGGTTGAAGCCGACAGCGATCACAGCCGATTTGGCGGAACAGGAAATCGAGGACGAACTTTGACCGCCGTCATGCGCAGCACTGTTGCCGACTCCGACGCGTTCAAGCACACGGAGCAGCGCCTATACGAGTGGGGATCCGAGCGCGGGCGAGCGGCAACCCTGCTCGGCATCGCGTCGAGCAGCACGATTGCGACCGTCATCGAGATCCTGCGCGCGCAAGAGATTCAGCGCCGCCGGCAAGCGAAGCTCGATAAAAAGCTCAAGCAGGCGCGCAAGAAAAAACTCGTGAGCCTTCGCCGCAAGCCGCGACCGTGCGACGTCTGCGGCCACATCCATGCGCGGCTGATCTGCCCGAGGTGTCCGCGCGATCCGAAGGTCGTGGCGCTCGAGCTCGGGAATGCTGATCCCACGCTGACCGCCAACGGCAAGCAAAGCATGGTCGTGATCGCGCCGGACGAGCTCGTGCTATCGAGCAACGCGGTCAGCGTCGAACAGATCGTCGTCGGCCTCGCGGGATGGATGAAATCCTGCATTTTCCGAACGTACGCCTATCACCAACCTGACCGGATCGCGGCCCGCGAGCTGCGCATGACGCGCGAGGAATACACGCGGCAGCGCGAGGCGTCGGTCGAGCACGTGATGGAGAAACTTGCGGAGCGCAAATGTGCGGCTGTATAGTCCGCGTGCCCAGCCGAGCGGTTGGAGAGCTCACCACGAGAAAGGTGCGCTCTGAAGAAACGCAAACGCCCCCACTCACGGCCGCACAGCGCGGCCGTTTTCATTTCCGCACAATGAGCGCCGAAGCTAATCGAGGCACGCAGCTAATTTTGGTCACGCGAGATCGGCGGAGCTTGCTTTCGTGGCCTAGGCGTTCACCCCAAACAGGAGATGACTTGAAGCACTGCCTTGCATTGCTACTGCTGCCCTTCGCCTCGATGGCCGACGTCACGGTCTCAATCTCCAACTGCGGCGCCTTCAATTGGGAGTGCGACTTCCAGATTTCCGGAGATCCTGGCCCCGTAACTGTCACGCTGACAGGCGGAGCCCTGCTCGACTGGTTTGGCCAAGGGAGTGCCGGACCGTTTCTCGATACCGTTCCGAGCTTGGGCACGCAGAACAACAGCATCCGGTTGGCTTCTGCGACGATCGACGGTCCCGTGTCCACTCGGGTCGATATTGACAGCGGTTCCATGTCCGGCGGGACGATTACCGTCAATGGTGTAACCGAGCCCTTCGTTCAATCAGGTTCTACATGGAACGCGACGGTGGTTACGCTGCCAACGGGTGCGGCCGAGCTGTCATGGACGGTGCCGACTGAAAATACCGACAACACGCCGTTGACGGACCTTGCGGGCTTCAAGCTGTATTGGGGCACGGCGCCGGGCTCGTATCCCAACTCGGTGCAGCTCGACAACCCAGGGCTAATGTCCTACGTCATCGAGAACCTGCCGTACGCGCACTACTACTTCGTTGCGACCGCGTTCAACTCCATGGGCCGGGAAAGCGCGCAGTCGAACGTTGCCGAGGGCATCGTCTCTGCGGAGCCTGGCGCGCCTTCGGACGTGATAGTAATCGAGTCTGCCTCCGGTCCGCTGGTGACTACCGACGTGCGCGTGTATGGCGGCTCTCGTCTGCCGGACGCCAACGGGATCTTTCGCGTGGGTGATGTTGCGCTCGGTGTCGAGTGCGTTGGCACCGAGGGCTATCTCGCTGGCGGGGAAGTGTTCTACGTCGTCACGAAGGCGAACGTGGTGTATCCCCTGGGTCAGCCACAGCCTGACGTGAATTACGTGCGGTGTGCTGCGCCGTCTCCTTGACTGGCTTATCCGGCTTCTCCACAGGGAGTCGCCGCCGAGCCGAATTCGCATTGAGGTAAATATGCAAGACAAGACAGTCCGTGTGATTTGGCCGGAGACTCGAAAGGATGGGAGCCCGCTACCTTTGGGGCGGATCTCTCATGCCGATATTTCATTCGCGGTACGCAACGATCCTGAGTGGTTCGGCACGCCCAGACGGGTAGAGCCTGTGGCGGGCCAGGCATTCACCGAGTACGTGCAGCAAGCGTTGGACGAAGGCACGTACTACTTTCGCGGTGTGTGCGTCGATGACGCTGGGCGTACCAGCGACGAGATCATCGAGGAAGTCACGGTGGGCGTCGTGTCTGAATCCCCTCCGGCGGTGTTGGCGCTGCAATTTCCTTGATGGAATGACCTACCGCGAAGCGATGCGCCAAGCGCGCGTCCGATATCTGACAGAGCTTTTGTCGAGGGCTCGGTCCGTGAGCGAAGCCGCTCGGATGGCTGGTACGACCCGCGCGGAGTTCTACAAGCTCAAGGCGCGGTGGCTGACGAATGGATAGTGGGTGAGCGCGCTCGTTCAAAGCGCATCGAACGACGCGACTGATTCGTCAACGGTTGTCGTCACGTTCGGTTCGGCTACGACGGCCGGCAACCTGATCGTCATCTGTGTCAGCGCATTTGAGTTTGACGAGTCCGGTAGCACTAGGACCTTCACCGCCAGCGACAACAAGGGCGGGACGTATTCGACGGCCGTTCTGAGGAACGCGGTCGGTGAATTTTCTCCGGGGTGGAAAACCCACATGTTCTACGCGCCGAACACGGCGGGTGGGGCAAGTCACGCGGTCACGGTCACCTCGTCCGAGGGCGAATACTGGAACGCCATAGCGGTTGAGATCTCTGGTCCTGGTGCCAGTGATGTCTTGTACGCCACGACGGTCAACAACCAAGGGACCGGCACGGCACTGACGGGCGGCACTGCGATTACGCCGACCGGCGCCGGGTTTCACGTGGCGTTGGGTGCGGTCATCGACGGCACGCCGACTCTGGCGCCTGACTCGGGTTGGACCGAGGCCGCAGAAAGAGCTTATCTGTTCCAGCCGATGCACGTCTTTTACCGAGACGCGGCGAATGGTGTAGCGCAGACGGCGGCTTCAACCGCTACGGGCTCGTCCGCCGCGTGGATCATGCTCCATGCGGTGTTTTTGGATGCTGCTGAGGCTGCAGACGATATTGAGGCGACAGGTGCTCTGTCCATTACAGGCGCAGCCACGCTCAACGCTACCGGCTCGCTGGCCGCATCGGGTGCCATCTCAGTCACGGGGAGTGCCGACCTTGACGCAAGCGGCTCGCTTGCTGCCGCGGGTGCCGCATCCATCACGGGCTCTGCGGATCTCACGCAAGCAGCAGCGGCCAATGATCTAGTAGCGGCAGGGTCGCTGTCGATTGCCGGTAGCGCAACGCTAACCGCGATCGGAGAACTGACAGCAACGGGTGCTGTCTCGATCACAGGCGCAGCTGATCTGGATGCTCTTGGCATCTTGCTAGCTGCCGGATCGTTGTCCATTGCGGGTACGGCCGACCTGGATGCTGCAGGGTCGGCTGCTGCAGCAGGCACGCTGTCAATCTCCGGTGCTGCTGATCTTGATGCCATCGGGGCCCTTGCTGCGGCAGGCGCTCTCTCGATCGATGGCTCGGCGGTTATTTCTGGGTCGATTTCTGATCTGAGCGCCGCCGGCTCGCTGTGGATTGTCGGCTCGGCTGACATTGACGCGGTTGGCACGCTAGCGGCTACTGGCTCGGTGTCCATCGTCGGTGCTGCGAACCTAACCGACAGTGACCCGATTGACCTTGCCGCGGATGGCGCACTCAGCATTGCTGGATCGGCGGCACTTTCCGCGTCGGGTCGACTTGACGCTGCCGGTGCTCTGTCCGTTACCGGATCTGCTGCTCTTCAAGGCAATGGCGTACTGGTTGCAAACGGAACGCTGGTCATCAGTGGCAGCGCGACGATCCATGCGCCTGGTCAGCTGTCCGCGCAGGGGCAGGTGGAGATTTTGGGCGCCGCCCTGCTCGTCGACGCGAATGCAGCTGTCGGCTTCCTGCTTGGGGATGTGTCGGTTCGCCCGGCGCTGTCTGCGGAAATGCGGTTGACGCCGGCAATGACCGGACGACCTCGACTGCAGCCGAACGAATGATTTTCTAGGAGGAAACACCCATGTCGTCGATGACCGATGGATTCAAGAACGTACTTCCCCTGCTGCTGTTCAATAACACCGGCATCGCGGATATCGGTGACGCCACGGGGCTGCCTGGCTCGGCAAGTGCAGGCAGCAGCCAACTTGCGCTGGCAACCGTGGCCTACATCGACGCCGACACGCTTCTCACGGCGGACGAGGTTGCATACACCGGTTACGCCAGACCCACGCAAGCTAGAAGCGGCTCGGGTTGGACCGTGTCGGGCGACACGGTGAGCAACGCCGCGCTGATTCAGTTCGGCGAGATGACCGCAGGCGGCCCAGATACCGTTGTGCATGTAGGTCTTGGATTGCTCGCAACCGGTGACGTATTGCGGTTGCATCAGGACCTCGTCGACGACCTGGTTATAAACAACACGGTGAATCCGCAGTTCGCTATCGGAGCGCTCGACTGGGTTTTCGCTTGAAGGAGTAGGCTCGCATGAATCAGCAGGAACAAGTCGCCGCCGCGTACAGCAAGATCGCGCGCGATCCCCTTTGGGTGACGATCGTCAACACGAAAATCTTCGACGAAGCGCAGACGTCGATCATTCGCGTGTTTAAGCACTCGAGCGGACAGATCGCCGTCTATGCGGCAAGCAGCACCGATGGCAAGACGAGCAAGAAAGCCCTCGCGGCCGTGCTCGCCAACGTCGAGGAAGCGATACGGCCCGTTGCGGCTGAAGCCGGTTGCGTCGAGGCCGCTATTGCCGACGCGCTGGTGAATCTCGCCGCATGAGCTCCACTCGGTTGCTACAACGCACTCGCTTCGCCGTACGCGTCCTCGGCACAGAAGTCGAACTGACGATAAACGGACAGGGCGTGATCATGGACTACGACACGGCCAATCGGGTTGCGGTGATGCTTCGTGGTCAAGCCCGAAAGGCGAAAAAGAACGCGGGCGACGTCTCCACCAAGGTGATCGGGTTTGCCGATCTCACCGATGGGACGCTCGAGGAGCTGAAAGCGCAGACGAATCGTGATCGCACGGCGGTGTTTTCGAAGGTCGGTGGATGACCCACTCCGCGCTGTACGTCGGCGACAACACGCATCTCGTAGAGGTCAAGGACCTGAAGGACAATGACGGCGCGGTGCAGACCGATGCGACCGTGCAGCTCACGGCGCTGGTCGACAAGCTGACAGGCGATGCCGTTACAGGTGTCACGCTGCCACTCTCCATGCCGCACGTATCGGCCGGGCTCTATCGAGCGACGCTCCCGCACGGGCTGAGCGTCACGGCAGGCCAGCTCTACCTTGCCACCATCAAGGCGATAGGCAGCCAGAGCTTCCGCGCGGAGTGGGTCGAGACGCTGGTCGCGCAGGTGAGGGCGGCTTAATGGCGTTCATTCAGCGCGTACAAGGCACCGCGAGCCTGCGCCGCAAATTGACGCAGATGCAACAGCACGTGTTCCCGACGGCCGCTGCACGTGCGGTCAACCGCGTGGCCGCGACAGTCAAGTCGCGAGGCTCGAAGGACATCTCTGAAGCGACCGGGTTCAAGGTATCGAGCGTCCGTCGGCGCGTCGTCATCCGCAAGCGTGCGTCGAAGGCCGATCCGGTCGCCATCATCGAGATCACCGGCAAGCCGTTCAACCTCATTGAGTCCGTGCGTGGCTCGAAGCAACCGCGTAGCCCGAGGGGCGGCGTCACGGCGCAAGCCTGGGGCAGACGGCGCAAGCATCCGGGCGTGTTCCTAGCGCGCATGCCCAACGGGCAAGTGATCGCCGTGCAGCGCAGCGCCGCTGGTCGAGCCCGCACGAAGTTGATCCGCAAGGGCAAGTGGGCAGGCAAGAGCCCGCACATCGAAGCAGTGTGGGGCGCAGGCATCGTGCGTGAGGCTGCACAACCGCTGCTCACCAAGCGACGCGAGGAGACCGTGAAGGAGCGATTGCCGATCGAGCTCAAGCATGAGATACGCCACGCAGTGCAGCGGCTATTGGCGCGGAGGCGCAAGCGAGCATGATCCTCGAAGCGATGCAGCGCATACGTGCGCTCGAGCGGCGCGTCGAAGAGCTTGAGCGGGAGAAGGCAGAGCGAGAGCTCCATGCCTCAGCCAACCGGCAACCGAACGGTAAGCCAGCGCGCAAGGCACGCCAGGCACGAACCGTGCCAACTCATGAGCATGACGCCGATGTGTAAAGAGAATCGACGTAAAGGAATCCGACACCCCCTGTCGGGTCCTTTTACACTTCCTGGGGTCGCGGGTGCGCAGCCGCAAGGCTTCGCGATTAATTGACCCCTGAAATTCCCGTTACGTTACTTGCGATGTGAATCTATCAGAGTTCGCCGACCGTCACGGCGTCAGCAAGATGACGGCGAGCCGGTGGCGCAAGAGGGGGCTCGTTCGCTGCCGGAAGAACGGCGACGTCGACCTGGCGTCCAGCAACCGCAACCTAAAGGCGAAGAAGCTTGGCCGGTTCGCGGCGAAGAAGAAGCCTGCCGTCGTGAAGGAAGCCGACGGCAGCGAGACGACGCTGGCCGCCATCGAGATCCGAAAGCAGCACGCGCTGATGCGCGGGCACGAGCTCGCGGTCGCAGAGGACGAGGGCCGACTGGTCGACGCGAGTTTGGCGCGCAACGAGGCGGCGCGGATCGGCCGGCTGATCTTGGACACGCTTGCGACGATGCCGGCGCGCCGATCGCACGAGATCGCTGGCGAGCTCGGCACCGATGTCGGGCCTGTGTCGGCCGCGCTTGAGAAGCACCTACGGCTGGAACTGAAACAGATCGCCGACAGCCTGTGAACCTCATGCACGAGCGGACGATCGAGGTCGTTCGCGAGGCGTTCCAGCGCGCGATCACGCCGCCGGACGCGATCATGGTGTCCGAGTGGGCAGACCGGTATCGCATCCTTTCCGGCGTAGGGTCGTCGGAGCCAGGCCGCTACCGTACGGACCGCACTCCGTACATGCGCGAGATCATGGACTCGCTGTCCATTCTCTCGCCGGTGAAGCGCGTCGTGTTCATGAAGCCGTCGCGCATCGGCGGCTCTGAGGCCGGCAACAACTGGCTGGCCTACGTCATCGACAACGCGCCTGGCCCGTTCATGCTGGTCTCGCCAGGCGAGGGGCCGGCGAAGCGCTACGTCGATCAGAAGATCACGCCGATGATCGAGGGCACGCCGCGCGTGCGCGATCGCCAGCGGCATGGACGGGGGCCGGCGGCCCGATTCTCGAAGGTGTTCGACGCGTGCGTGTTCATGGTCGCGAACGCCGCGTCAGCCATGTCGCTGCGCATGCTCGACGCGCGATTCCTGATGTGCGACGAGGTCGATGCGTATCCGCACGACGTCGACGGCGAGGGCGACCCGCTCGGCATCGCGTTGAAACGCACGGCGACCTACGGCGCGCGCGGCAAGCAGTACATCGTCAGCACGCCGCTCGTCAAAGGAACGAGCCGTGTCGAGCACTACTACCTGCTCGGCGATCAGCGCCTCAATTTCGTGCCGTGCCCTCACTGCGACGCCATGCAATCGCTCGAGTGGTCGCAGCTTCGCTGGCCGGAAGGGCAGCCGAAGAAAGCGGTGTATCTGTGCATCGCGTGCGATCGATCAATTCTCGACCGTCACAAGACGGGGATGCTGCAGGCCGGGGAGTGGCGACCACAGGCGGAGGGCGACGGCGAGACGCAATCGTACCGCCTCAATTCGCTCTACACACCGAACGGATGGGATCCCTCTTTTGGGCAGCTCGCGCGAGAGTGGACCGCGGCGCAGAAGTCGACGACGAAGCTCAAGGTCTTCGTCAATCAGGCGCTCGCCCAGACGTGGGAAGAGAAGGGCGAGGCGCCGGAGTGGGAGCGGATCTACGAGCGCCGCGAGGATTACGCGATCGGGACGGTGCCCGAACGCGCCGCGTTCATCGACGCCGGTGTCGACGTGCAGCCGAATCGCCTTGAGGCGTACGTGTGGGCGTGGGGGCCGGGCAAGGAGAGCTGGCTCATCGAGCATCGCGTGCTCGAGGGCGACCCGTACAACAAGGCAACGTGGACACCGTTGACGGCGATGCTCGCCGAGTCTTGGAACGGCGCCGGAGGCATCACGTTTCAGCTCGCGGGGCTCGGCGTCGACACGAACTATGCGACCGACACCGTGCTCGACTGGGTTCGGACCGTCGCGGATCCGCGCGTGCTGGCGGTTCGCGGCGACCATCACAAGAACTGGACCGCCATGCTCGGTGCGCCGTCGATGTCGGACCGGCTCGTCAACGGCAAACCCGCTGGCGTGATGCTGTGGCCGGTCGGCGGCGCGCTGATCAAGCAAGAGCTCTATGGGCAGTTGCGCCAGCCGGTGCCGATCGACGGGCAGCCGTACCCGGCCGGCTTCGTGCACTTGCCGAAGGTCGACGCTGAGGTGTGCGAGCAGCTAGTGGCCGAGGAGCTCGTCACTCGCATCGATAAGCGCGGGTTCCCGGTTCAGGAGTGGGTCAAGAAGCGAGAGCGCAACGAAGCGCTCGACTGTCGCGTGTACGCACGCGCGGTCGCAGAGAAGCTCGGCATGAGCCGATGGGGCGAGGCTGATTGGGAGCTCGTCAAGTCGCAGCAGGGTGTTGCGCCTAAGCCGCGGCCACCAACGCCGCGTAAACCGGACGGGTTTTTATCCACGCCGCGCCAACGGGCGAGAGGATCTCGATGAGCATCAACTGGACTGACCGCCTAGAGAAGTTGGAGAAAGCCCTCACCGACGGGCTGCAGAGTGGCACGTTTTCGGATGGCCGGTCGTTCAACTACAAGTCGCAATCGGACCTGTTGCAAGCCATCGAATATGCGCGGAAACAGCAAGGTCAGGAGGGTGCCAGCGCAATCATCTTGACGAAGTTTTCCAAAGGCGTGCAGTGCTAACGCGCCTCGACCGCCTGATTGGGTACCTGTCCCCGACGCACGGCGCCCGCCGCGCGACCGCGAGGTTGCAGATCTCCGCGATCGAGAAGGCAAAAGCGTATTACGACGGCGCGGACGTTGGCCGCCGCGGCGGGAGTATCCGGCGGTCGCTGGCCTCGGCGGACGTCATCACGGGGCGCAAGGGTCCGACGCTGCGCGCCGGATCACTCGACTTGATCCGCAACAATCCGCACGCACGTCGCGGTTGCGAGGCGATCGTCTCGAACGTCTTCGGCAGCGGCATCACGACGCGATTCAAGCGGAATGGTGAAGCCGTCGTTGAACTCGACGAGTTGGCGCGCTCGTCGCTCGATACAACCGCGATCGACGTCGGCGGGCAGATGGATCTTTACGGGATACAGGCGCTGATGGGCGCGACGACGGTACAGAGCGGCGAGTCGCTCGTGCATCGCGTGTGGGATCGGTCCGCGCCGTTCCCCGTACAGTTTCAGGTGCTCGAGCCGGATTACCTCGACACGACCCGGGACACGGCGCGCACGAAAACCGGCGGCAGAATCGTGCAGGGCGTCGAGTTCGATGCGAACGGCCGCCGCAAACAGTACTGGCTGTACACCGAGCACCCGGGCGGCTCGATGCTGCGCAGCACCGCGAGCGTCGCGATCGACTCGCGCGACGTGGCGCACGTGTATCGAATCGAACGCGCGGGCCAGGTGCGCGGTATCCCGTGGCTCGCACCGGTCATGCTGCGCGTCGCAGACTTCGGCGACTACGAAGAAGCGCAATTGCTTCGGCAGAAGATCGCGGCCTGTTTCGTTGGCGTAAAGACGGATCCGATCGGAGCCGGCCCCGCGTCGGCGTCTTCCGCTCCGGACGACCTGGAAAACATCCAGCCGGGCTCATGGTACCGGGCGTCCAACGGCTCGACGATTAGCTTCGGCACGCCGCCGCCGATCACTGACTACAAGGACTATGCGAGCGTGTCTTTGCACGCCCTCGCGGCGGGCCTTGGAATCAGTTACGAGGCGCTGACGGGCGATCTGAAAGGCGTCAATTTCACATCTGGGCGTATGGGCCGATTGGAAATGGAGCGCAACGTCGTGCGCTGGCAATGGCACACGTTCATCCCGATGGGGTGCGACCGACTGATCCAGTGGTGGCTGGAAGGGGCCGCGCTCATGGGAGTCGATACGACGGGCTTGGCCATCAAGCACACGCCGCCGCCGCGAGAAATGATCTCTCCCGAGCGCGAGGTGCCGGCACGGACCGGCGCAATGCGATCCGGGCAAACCACACTGGTACAGGTGGCGGCCGAGCGCGGCATGGACATCGATGAGTTGCTCGACGAGATCGAGGAAACGAACGCGATGCTCGATGCTCGCGGCATCGTGCTGGATTCGGATCCTCGTAAGGTCAGCAACGCCGGTCTGACACAAGCGCGCACCGGCGACGGGCTCGGGTTCCCGGGTACCGGCACTCCGGAGCCCAAGCCTGGATCAGATCCAGACGAGGACGAAGACGGTGACTGAGCTCGTAGGCGCGAGAGCAATCGCCGAGGAGTTGAGCCGCCTCGCTGGAATCGCCGTTTCGACAAAGCAGGTCTATCGGCTCGCCGAGCAGAAGCGCGGCCCGATCCGCAGCGACCGCGAGCGGTGGACGGTTTGCGCGAGCAGCGACGCTCTACGGGATTGGTGGGCCACGTCGCATTTCCCGCGAACGTTCGGGAAACGCTTGCTGAGCATGGCGCTCGGCGCGCACGGTGCGCCCGTGACGAAACGCAAGCTCATAAAGGCTCACGCCAACGTCGGCAAATCAGGCGAGCTCCAGGTCATAGGGACCATCGGGCAGGCGCCGCTCACCAACGCCGTTTTCCTGGAAGCCGTAAAACAGCTCGGCGACGTCAAGACTATCCGCGTGCTTGTCAACTCGCCAGGCGGTCTCGTGCACGAGGGGCTCGGCATCTACCACGCCCTGCGGCAGAGCAAAGCGCGCATCGAGATCGAGATCATCGGCGTCGCGGCCTCGATGGCCTCTTGCATCGCGATGGCTGGCGCAAAGATCAGCATGGCCGAAGACGGCCTGTTCATGTTGCACGACCCGTGGGGTGCCGGCGTGGTCGGCAACGCCGATGACCTGCGCGCCGCGGCCGAGGTGCTCGAGAAGTACGGCGAGAGCATGGCCGGTATCTACGCGCGCCGAACCAAGTACACCGAGGATCAGATCCTCGAAATGATGGGCCGCAATGGCGGCGAGGGCACGTGGTTGAACGCCACAGAAGCGCTCGCGGCCGGATTTATCGACGAAATTCTCGCGCCCGCTCAGGCACGCTTGCCGATCATTCCGGCGGCGGCGCTCGCGAAGCGCATCACCAAGGGCAACAAAGGAGCGCCTACCGTGAAGAAACTGGCAGCAAAGCTGGCCGCGTTGATCGCAGCAATGATCAAGGCCGACACGACGAAAGAGGACGTGATCGATGACCTCGCCGTAGAGTCCGAATTGACGGTCGACAAGGTCACCGAGATCGTCGAGGGCAAGGCATTCCCGACGCTGGCGCAGCTGCGCGCGTTCGCGGACGTGCTCGGCTCCACGACCAAGGAACTCCGCCCTCTTGCCGAGGCCGACGGCCACACGTTCGCCGCGAAAAAGCCGGCTGCGGCTGCTACCGTTCCGGCGCTCGGTCAAGTCACCGACGTCGCAGCCGCAGTGCAAACCGCGCTCGCAGCGGAACGCGCCCGCGTGATCACGATCGAAGCGGTTGGCCGGCAGCACGGCGTGCCGACTGACGCAATCGCCACCATCGTCGCAACCGCTGTGGACGTGCCGGCCGGCAACGCTGCGATCCTCGCCTGGCTCGCCGACCCGAAGAACAAGCCGCGCATCAACGGCACGAATCCTGGTGTCACGCTGAACGCGGACGAGCACGACAAGCGGATGGACGGCCTGTCTCAGTGGCTGCTCATCAAGGCCGGTAGCCGCAGCCTGGTCGAGGCACACACCAAGAAGATGACCGGGCAGATCAAGCGTCTCGACCCCGGTCAATTCCGTGGCTTGCGGCTGATCGATATCGCACGCGATGTGCTCGAGCGCGACGGCATTTCACTGCGCGGCCTGTCGCCGATGGACATCGCCAAGCGCGCGCTTGCACCTCGCGCAGCCGGCGGGCCCGGCCTTGGAACGCGCAGTGACTTTCCCGTGCTGCTCGAGAACGTGCTGCACAAGATGCTGCTCGCGGCCTATGAGTTGGCGCCGGACAAGTGGCGCATGGTTGCCGCGACCGGTTCGGTCCAGGACTTCCGTGATCATCCTCGGTTGAAGCTCGGCAGCTTGCCGCGCTTGAGCGCTCTGCTGGAATCGGGCGAGTTCGCACAGATGCACTTCCCGGACGGCGAGAAGGAAACGATCAAGGCCACGACCTTCGGCAACATCATCGGCTTGACGCGGCAAGCGATCGTCAACGACGACGTCGACGGTTTCTCGCGGCTCGTCACGATGTTGGGGCGCGCAGCCGCACGCGGCATCGAAATCGATCTGTTTGCGCTCTTCGCGTTGAACGCCGGCCTCGGCCCGACGATGGGCGATGGTCTGGAGCTGTTCGATGCGGGGCACAGCAACATCGACACCACGGCCGGACTGCCATCGATCGAGCGCCTCGAGGCGGGCCGGATCCTGATGGCACAGCAGATGGACCCGAACAATCAGGACTTCCTGGACTTGCGGCCTGCGGTGTGGGTTGGACCGATCGGCCAAGGGGCAGCGGTTCGTGTTGCGGTGGCTGCCGAGTTCGACTTCGATGCCGAGACCACGGCGACGACAGGCAAGTTCATGAAGCCGAATGTCGTTCGCGATTTGCTTTCCACGATCGTCGATACGCCGCGGCTCAGCGGTGACCGATGGTATCTGCTCGCGGATCCTGCGGTTGCGCCGGTGTTCGAGGTCGTCTTCCTCGAGGGCGAAGAGAGTCCGGTCATCGAGGTCGAGGAAGGCTTCGATTACGACGGCGTGCGCTGGTCGATTCGCCACGACTACGGCGTCGGTGCGACTGATTGGCGCGGCGCCACGACGAACGCTGGTTCGTAACACTCAATCAACGAGCAGGAGACTGACTCATGTCGAACAGATTCGTTAAGCCCGGTGATGTCGAGAGCGTCACACTCTCCGGGACGGTATTGGTCAACGACGTCGACGTCATCGGTACCGGCAAGCTCGGCATCGCTCTGGTGGCCGGCGTGTCTGGCGATGTCATCACCTACGGCATCAAGGGCGTCTACAAGCTGCCGAAGGTCACTGGGGCGGTCATCACGCGAGGCCAGCGCGTCTATTGGGACGTGAGTGCCGGAAACGTCGATGACGATCAGGCGACGCCTGCGTCCGGAGACTTCTTCTGCGGTTACGCTGCCGAGAGTGCAGGCGCCGGCGTGCTCGAAATCGCGGTCGACATCAACCAGGTCGCGCCGGCCGTCACCTAACGCACGTGTTCGAGGACGCCGCTGCCTCGATCGTCGACGCCCTCGGAGAGCCGTTCGTCTACTTCGATGGCAGCGCGACGCTCGAAGTGCAGGGCATCCCGAGCAGCGGCTGGCGCAAGGTGGAAGGTAATCGCGGACCGGCCGTGAGCTCCCAGCGTCGCGAGGTCATGATTCTCAAGAGCGACATCGCGGAGCCCAAGCAGGGCGACCTGCTGTTCCGCGGCGAGCTCGTGGACTTCGCCGGGGAATTCGATCTCGAAGTCGTCTCGGTGCGCCCCGACGACGAACAGACCGCGTTCGATTTGGTGCTGAAGGCGGTCCACTCGTGACGCACATTCGGCAGCGGGTACGCGAGGGCATCAAAGGCGCGCTCGACGGACTTGAGTTCGAAAACGTCTACACGAATCGCGTCAAGGACATCGACGAGTCGAAACTGCCGGCCGCGGTGATCATCACGGACGACGAGCGCAGCCAGCGCGCCGACAAGAGCGGCACGCTCGAGAGAACCATCAGCGCGATGGTCGTCGTGATCATCAAGGGCGACACGGACACGCTCGATGACGAGCTCGACGCATGGGCCGAAGCGATCGAGCCGCGACTGCAAAAGGTGCCGCCGGCGTTGAATCTGACGTTGACCGCAACGTCACTCGATCTGCAGTCGGACGAGGACGGCCAGCACTGGTTCGGTTATCTCGCGCTCGAATACGAGGCCACGGTTTTCGGTTGATTCCCACCGAGGAGAGATGAGACATGGCAGCTATCACGATCACGGCCGCGAGTGTTGTCGGCGGCGAAGGCAAGAAAGACACGCGCCCCGGTGGCACCGGCACCATCACTGCGGGCCAGGCCGTTCGCCGAGATGGCGCTGCCGTCGTCGCAGCCGTGAACGACAGCGCCGCCAATGCCGCCGCGTTCGCCATTGCGCTCAACGGCGGCGCGATCAACCAGCCGATCCAATACCAAGAGGACGGGCTGATCACCATCGGCGGCACGGTCGTCGTCGGCATGCCGTACGCGCTCGGCACGGCCGGGGGAATCATCCCGGTGAGCGACATTGCCGCGGGTATCTTCACGACCATCATCGGCGTCGGTGTCAGCGCCACGCAGATCAAGCTCGGGTTCAATGCCGGCGGTTTCGCCGCAGCGTCCGACGTCACCTAGTTCGAATCCTTCGAAATCGGAGTATCCCCATGGCACGTAGACTCGGACAGGATTACAAACTTTTCGTCGACGACGGCGCCGGTACGTTCAACGCCATTGCAGGCGAGGTCAGCTTGCAGCAGGGGCGCACGACCAACCTGATTGACCAATCGGCCAAGGGTGACGGAGCGTACGCGGTGCAGGCGGCCGGCAAGACGCAGGTCACGATTACCTGCAGCGGCAAATTGCAGGTGCCAGACCCGAACGGTATCGAGCGAGTTCACACGCTGTCGAAAAATCGTACGGCCGGCGCTTTTCAAATACGGCTCGATCCGTGGGCGTCGGACGACGTTCTGTTCGCGGCGTCCATGTTTGCCTCAAACTTCAGCATGGGAGCCGACGACGACGACAACGCGACGTTCTCGTTCCAGGCGACGCTCGCGGCCCCGCCGACCGTGGACCTGCTAGAGCCCGCCTAAGTGACCTTCGAAGTCAACGAGGAGCGCGGCGAGGTCCTGATCTTGCTCGACGGCAAGCCGTATCCGATGCGGCCGTCGTACGCCGCTATGAAGGCGATTGAGCGCGTGACGGGATCGACGCTGACATCGCTCGTCTTTCGTCTCGCGCTGCCGAAGGTCGGGCTGTCGCTAGAGGAAATGTCCGTCATCGTCACCGAGGGCATTCGCGCGGCGGGCGCCGATCGCGGCGACAAGATGCTGCAGGCCTTCGCCTACGACCGAGTCGGCGAGCTGATTTATGCCGGCGGCTTTCTCGTCGCGACGGACCCGATCGAGCAGTTCCTGAAGAACGCGATCACGGGCGGCGCCCAGCCAAAAAAAAAGGACGAAGGAAAAGCCGATCCGGCGACTCCGACCGGCACGACTACCGCCGATTGATGGGCCTCATGGGCTCGATCTTCCACTGGCAGCCGGACCAGTTCTGGCGCGCTACGCCTCACGAAGTGATGGCGATCATCGAGATGTACGAGGAGATTCATGGCGACACAGACGCTTGAGGAATTGCTCGTCCTCATCGAGGCGTCGACTGCGGGCCTGCGCGAAGAACTGAACAAAGGCATCGGCGACGTCACGAGCTTCGAGAAGAAGATCGAGGGCAACGTCAGTCGAATCGACTCGCGCTTTAAGAAGCTCGGCAGCACACTGCGGACCGCGCTCGGCGCGTTCGGTATCAGCGTCGGCGTCACAGGGCTCGTGCGCTTTGGGCAGAGCGCGATCAAGACTGCTGACGCGATCGGAGATGCCGCGCGGGTTGCCAACTTCAGCGCCGATCGATTCCAGCGCTTGCGCCGGGTCTTCGAGGAAAGCGGCGTTACGACCAACGAGTTCGACGCCAGCATGCAGCGCCTGAATCGGCGACTCGGTTTGTTCGTGCAGACCGGCGGTGGACCTGCTGCAGCCGCCATTAAGCAACTCGGACTCGAGCAAGACATCACGAGCGGGAAGATCAGCACGGCCGAGCAGCTGTACGACGCTGTCGTTGGCCGTCTGGAGGGCGTCGAGAGCGGTGCGCGTGCGGCAGCCATAGCGTCGGCGTTCTTCGGCGACGAAGCCGGGCCGAAGCTCGCGCAGACTTTACGCATCGGCACACAGGCGATGCGCGAAGCCGAAGCCGCCGCGAAGGGCATCTTCAGTGAATCTCAGATCGCGGCAGCACAGGCGCTCGATGACGCTTACAAAAAGGTCGTCGGGACGATCGGCACTGATCTGAAAGGCGCGCTCATCGATGTGAGCGTCGGCTTTTCTCAACTCCTCGGGCTGACCGACGAAGTCGGCAAAGACGCGATCGAAAAGCTTCGATTGCTACAGGACATCGAGAGAACGCAAAAGCGGATCCAACTGCTCGAGAATGCGGGGCCGATGAGGTTCGCGTTCGAGGGCGGGCAAGGAGCCTTGGACTTCGCGCGCAACCGCCTCGAGGACTTACAGCGGCAGGAACGGATCTCCGCGCTGCGCACGCCGTTTGGTGAGCGTGGCCGTGCCCGCGATGAAAGGGACGCGGCGGAACGACGTCGGCAAGAAGCCGAGCAGCAGCGCCGCGGCCTCGCGCAACTGGAACGCGGCGCTACTGTTCCGGTCGGTGCGCTGTTGCGACAGTTGCCCGGCAGCATCACCAACTTCGATCCCAACTCCGGCGGCGCAGAACCCGCTCGCCGAGCGGAAGAGGCACGCCGCGAGCTTGAGCGGAACCTGGGTGATCTCGAAGAGCAATCCCTGCGCGCGCAAGATCGAATGGCCGAAGCGATTCGTCTCAATGCCGACCAACAGATCGCGCAATGGCAGCGAGTCGCCGAGGAGACGCCCGAGTACGCCGATCAGGCCGCGCGCGCGATTGTGCTGATCAACGAGCGCGCCACGGCAGAGATCAAGACCCTCGGCGAGAAAGCGCAAACCAAGATGAAGGAATTCGCCGCCGCCTTTGTCGCGACGTTCGAAAGCCGCGGCATCGAGGCGTTGTTCAGCGGCAAGCTGCGTAACGCGGTGCGCGGGTTCACCAAGGACTTGGCCGAGCTCATCATCCGGATGACGACCTTGAAGCCGCTGGCCGAGGCCATCGCCAACTCGCTCAGCAAGATCGGCAAGGACGATGAATCAGACACCACGAGCAACATCATCGGCGGACTGCTGGGCTTCTCCGGCGGCGGCCGACCGCCAATGGGTCGCGCGTCCTTGGTGGGCGAGCACGGCCCTGAGCTGTGGGTCCCGGACACGCCCGGTAGGATTATCAGCAACGCACAATCGCAGCGGCTTGCGATGGCCGGCGGCGGCATCAACGTTCGCGTCGAGCAGCATCTGCAGGTGGGCTTGCCGCCGCAGTGGCACGCGCAAATGGCAGCCGGCGCCCAAGTCGCCGCGAAAACCGCCCGCGATGCAGTGATGAAGGAACTCGGGGGGCGGCGGTGAGTGTTCCGTTCCCGACGTCGATCAAGATCAGCAGCTTTCGGTTTGATCTGGACGAGAACAAAGCTCAAACCGAGAGCATCTTTACGCGGCAGCGACAGGTGGTCACGCTCGCTGGCGGCACCGCAGATCGTTGGGTCGGGTTCATCCAAACTCCTGAGCTATCCCCCGCCGATGTCGACACGCTGTTCGATTTCCTCGTCGAGGTTGGCCTGTATGGCCGTTTCACGATCGGCAATCCTGACTACAGCGGGCCGCTGAGCGGTGCCACGTCTGGGCTGGTTCTAGGTGCCGGTCAGTCCGGAACCTCGCTGATCGTCGACGGCGTCGCCGCGAGTACGTTGATCGTCCGCAAGGGTGAGTACTTCCAGGTGAGGGATGAATACAAAAAGGTTGCGGCGAACGCCCCGAGCAACGGCAGCGGCGAAGTCACGATCCCATTCAAGCCCGCACTTCGCGTGTCGCCGGCCGACAACGATCCGGTGATCTTCAACACGCCCGTGCTGCTGCTCGAGCTCATGTCGATACCCAGCAGGCTCACCGACGATCTCAACATGGGCGCGTTTACGATCCCGTTCCAAGAGGCGCTGGTCGGTGTCTGAGCGCGGGCTACCCTCTGCGTTGGAAGCGGCGCTGAGCGCAGACGAGGCCCCGCTCGCACTCGCGCTGTATGCAGACTGGCCAGGCGGGGCGGGCCGGTTTTGGTCAGGGGTCGGAGCTCGCGCGTGGGACGGTGAGCAGTGGACCGGCGTGGGCACGCTGATCGATTTGGACAAGGTGGCCGAGAGCCTGTCGAAGAACGACATCGGGATGGAGCTCAAGCTGAACTATCTCGACGATGCGGTCCGCAACGAGATCGTGACCACCGATCCGGTCGGGATGGATGCGTCGCTCTTCATGTGGCTGCTCGATCCCGCGGCGGGAACCGTCACCGAGGGATACGAAATCTTCCCAGGCTTCATCGACGAAATCTCGATCGAAGACTCCGGTTCAACCGGTGCGATCACGGTGCGACTCGCATCGGAACTCGCGAGGCTATCGAAGCGTCGCTGGCTGCAGCTGTCGCACGCGCATCAGCAGTACCTATTCCCCGGCGATCTGGGCATGGAGTTTGCGACGCGCATGGACGAGCCGCTCTTGTGGGGCAGAAAGCCGGTGCAGACCCATCACTCATCGCCGCGACAGCCGTCGAGACATCCCGATACTCCGACCTATCACCCATACCTGAACCTATGAGGCGCCGTGACTGGCCCGAACGACTCGCCGCTGCGATCGCCGCGGCGGGGGAGAGGACGTTCTCCGACGACTACTACTGCGCGGTCTTCGCCGCGGACTGCGTGCTGGCCATGACGGACGAGGATCCCCTTTTGCCATATCGAGGCATGCTGATGCCGGAAGCGTTGACCGCAATGCACGCTGCAGGTCACGCCTCGCTGATTGAATGTCTCGCGAGTCTCTTCGGCGATCCTGCCCCGATCGCCTTTGCTCAGCGCGGTGACGTGATCGTGCGCGAGGACGATGACGGTAAGCAGGCGATCGGGATTTGCATGGGCCAGCAAACCGCGTTCGCGTCAGACCGAGGTCTCACCTATGAGCCAACGCTCCGGCAGCGTTGGTGTTTTAGGGTCCGGTAGATGTCGAAAGTCGCGGCGATCTTGTCGATTGCGGCCGGCGTGGTCGTCGGTGTCGTCTTCGGCTGGACCGGCATCGGTCTAATAATCTCCAGGGCCCTGATCGTGGGCGGCATCGCGGCCTTGCGAAAACCGAAGGAACCTCGGCTCGCCAGCGGCTTCGGCGCCGAGCTGCAACTGAACGGCGATCCAATCGCGTCGCGCAAGATTATCTACGGCGAGGCGTGGACGGCGGGCACGCTGCGCTATCGAAACGCGACGGGGACCGACAACAAGGAACTGTATCTCGTGATCGTGCTGGCCGGGCACGAGATCGACTCGGTTCAGGCGGTGGAGGCGGACCGTGAGACGCTGACCCTCGACGGCAGCGGCAACGTGACTGCCCCGGCCAAGTGGGTCGGGCTGATGAACGTGCGCTTTTATCTCGGCACGGACGATCAGACCGCCGACTCGACGCTCGTCACGGCGTTCGCGAATTGGACCAGCAACCACAGGTTACGTGGGGACGCCTACGCGATCGTGAAGCTGACATTCAACGAGGAGACTCTATCCTCACCGCCGTCGTTTCGATTCAAGACGCGCGGCCGAAAGGTCTATGACGCGCGGCTGGACAGCACGAACGGCGGCTCTGGATCGCATCGGCTCGCGACACCGTCGACGTGGGAATGGAGCCGTAACGCGATTACCTGCGCGAACGACTGGATGCGCGGCATTATGGTCGGCGGCAAGCCGATCGCCGGGCTCTTGATCAAGTCGACACGCTTCGATTGGGCGAATGTCATCGCGGAATCAAACGTCGCGGACGAGGATGTCGCGTTAGCAGTTGGCGGTACCCAGAAGCGCTACACGGCTGATGGAATCATCGACCCGGCGCAGGATCCAGGCGAAATCCTGCGGCACTTCGAAGTTGCGATCGCGGGTGACATCACGTTCGCGGACCGCTTTTGGCGCTACTTCGCAGGCGCCTACCGCGCGCCGACATTGCATCTTGAGGACAAGCACTTCATCGGCCCGTTACGGCATCTCGTGCACAAGGGTGAGCGCGCGCGCTTTGATACCGTGCAGGGCGTTTTAGCGTCGACATCGGAGAGCGGCGGGGTGATCGATTACCCGCCGTACAGCTTGCCATCGGCGGTGGCCGGGGAAGAAAAAATATTCCCACTCGATCTCGCGCTGGTGAACGACGCGGCGCGCGCGCAGCGTATTGCAAAGCTGATGCTCGAGCGGGAAGCGGCCGGGAAGACGATCAGCTGCACGACCAGCCTCTACGGCTATCGGGCGGTGCCAGGCGAAACGATCTTGATTACCCGAGAGTCGTTTGGGATTTCATCTCAGGCGATGCGCGTGATTGATTGCCAGCTCAGACCGATCCCGATCAGCGAGGGCAAGGTTGCGGTCGTCACGGATTTGGTCCTTGAGGCCGGGCCGGAATCGCTCTATGCGTGGGATGCGGAAGAGACTGCGATTGCGGCGAGCCCAACGTTACCGCAAGCGCAGGTGCCGTTCGACCTTCCGATGGGACCTTGGACCCCCATCCTCGCCAACGTCACGCGCGTCGGCTCGACGTTCACGAAGACGGGCGGGGCGGCGAGCACGTGGGACTCAGCTTTCTACTCGCAGGAGGGTTACCACGCGTGCGCGGTGAGTTGGCGCGCAAGCGACCTTACCACAAATGTCATGGTGGGCCTGAATACGGACCCAGCGACGGATAACACCGAAGCATCGATTGACTTCGCGATTTATACGCACAGCAGCGGTGGCGGCGGCGTTCATATCTACGAGAACGGCGCCATTGTGCTCGACGCCGGGTCTCGCGTAACGACCGACCAATTCACGATTACGTACGACGGCCTGCGCGTTCGCTACTATCGCAACTCGACGCTCCTGCGCACGGTAGCGCTCGTCGGCGCTCGGCTCTTTGTCGATTCGTCGTTCAACAATATTGGCGCCGCCGTCAACTCCGTCACCTTCGGTCCGATCACGCACGTGCTCGTGAACGCGGTCGGTTGGGCTGCTGACTCGCAGGGGAAGCCGGCGGGGATGCGCGGCGTCCAGGGTATTGATGACCGGTCGCAGGTATCGCTCGTTGACGGCTGGATGCGTATTGCAAGCACTCCGGACGCGAGCGTCGTCTACGGGATTCCAGCCATTCCGATTGATCCTGCTCGCACTTATCAGATCACGGTGAAGTGGCGTTCCGGCGCCGCGAGCACCGACGGGCTGTACCTGCTCGCATACGAGTACAACGCCGCGCTCCCGAGCGGCATCACTCACGTCGGCAACCATAGCAGCGGATCAGTTGAGTCCGTCGTGGTCGACGCCGTATCGTCTGTCGGGCCGGTCACCAATGCTGCGATGCCGGGGACAACGGCTGTTGAACAGACCTTTGAATACACGCCGACGGCCGGCGCGCAGTTCATGAGCCTATGCTTCGGTAACTTCGATCCGAATACGAGCACGTACCTTGAAGTCGCCTGGGCGGCCCTCACCGAGCTCGGCAGCAACGTCGATCTGCTGCCGGGCGTCCTGCCGCCGGTGGATACGTTTGGGCTGAATCCGGAGTCGGCAACCGAGGTCTACACGATCGAGGAGTTCGGCTCAGAGTTAGCCGTCTTCGAAGACAAGGTGAGTGTCACCGTCAATGTGGATAGCGTGATCGTGGTCACCGGTCGCGCGAACAGCAGCGGCGGCTGGGTGCCGTTCGTCGGCGGCACGGACGGACAGGGTATCACTGGCTCTGGGATCAATTTTCCGGTCGTGACATTCGCTCATCCCGTTGCGCCGGGGACGTACGATTGCGGGGTGCGGATCACCACGAATTCGGCGAATGATCGCTTTATCGACATCACAGTCATCAAGCGATGAAGACGATCACGTTATTTGACTTGGGGACTGGACAGTTGAAGCGCGTATTGACGCTGCCGGATCACGCGATCGAGCGCAACGTGCCCGAGGGGCTCGGCGTCATCCAGGGCAGATTCGATCCACTCTCGCAGCGCGTCGACCTTACGACCGGCGCCGTCGTGGATTACGTGCCGCCGCAACCGGACGAGGACCACGAGTGGCGCGACAACGTCATCAACGGCCGGCCGCGGTGGGTCAAGAAGCCGGAGGTCGTCGAGCGCGAGCTGCGAGTCGCGGGCGCTCGCAGGGAGATCGAGCGGCTTGAGTCTACTCAGTTGAGAGCGATGCGCGAACTGCTAATCGATTCGTCGAATGTTGAGGCACGCGGGCGGCTGCAAGAGATCGAGGCTGCGATAGCGGAGAAGCGTAAGGCTCTGTCATAGAGCCGCATCGGGTTCGGCGCGCACAGGCGGCCTTCGCACGACCGCCAGCAGTTCCGCCAGCTGCTTGTGAAGCGTGACGGTGGCTTCGCGCGTGAGCACTAGCCTGGCGACGGTCCTGGTTTCCGTGTCGCCGACGCTCCGCGCTTCCGCACCGGAGACCCAAGCTCGTCCAACGTCAGCACGCACGACCTCACCGTCGTAAACGATCTGTTGAACGTGGTCGACGAATATTTCGTCTACCGGTTGCGAGCGCGTCATGAGCACGTAGGTGCAACCGATCTGAAAGGCGACGATGACGGCGGTCGCAACGCCGATGGGCAGGTATTTCATAAGCGTCCGAGTCTAGGCCGTTCCTACTTCGGGATAAACCCGCTTTTGTCATAAAGGAGACGCAGTGCTCAATCTTCTACTGGCCCGTTTCGCTTGGAGCGAATTCGGGTGCTTCGGCGAGATCGCGGTAGACGGTCAACGGCTCTACACCGTCGAACGTCCGTGGCTTCAAAACCTGCCATCGGTGAGCTGTATTCCGCTCGGCAAGTACACCTGCAAGCCCCGCAGATACAACCGCGGCGGTTATCCGGCCGTCGAGGTCTGTGACGTGCCAGGGCGCACGCACATCCTTTGGCACAAGGGCAACACCATGCACGACTTGGCAGGCTGTATCGCGGTTACAAGCCGTCTCGGAACGCTGAAGGGGATATGGGCCGGCTTGGATTCCGGGACCGCGTTCGCGCTGTTCATGGAGCACTACGGGCGTCAGGAATTTGAGCTTGAGATTCGGCAGTACCAGCCGTAGGAGATCGCTATGACCTTTTGGGATTTCTGGACAAACAACCGAGTCAAGATCCTCGGCTCGCTCGCGACTCTGGTTGCCGGCATGTTGAGTCTGATCGCTCTCGGGATGTTTAACGGCAGCGAAACCGAGCCCGCACTACTCGATCCCGTCACGATTCGGTGGATGACGATCGTGTTGTCGCTGCTCAATCTGTTGCTCGGCGGCGGCACGGTCGCGGCCGGGGTTTCAAACACCACGAAAGAACGTATTGCGGTCGCACAAGCCAAGACGGCGACCGCGATGGAAACAGCTCTGCACACCACCAAGGAGTAATCATGAGACTTTCGATTATCGGTTTTCTGCTGATGTGTTTGGCCGGTTGCGCGAACGGCTTTCTGTCGGTCGCAGAATCCCCGGCGCAGAAAGGTTACGGCATTGAACGTGCCTACAACATCCTGCTCGAAGACGCCCTACAGATCGCCAGCGCTGCATCCACATCGGCGAGCACGCGGCAGTCGATCCAAAGCGCCGAAGCCAGAGCAACGCCTATCGTTGACTCGCTGTCGGACGCCTTGGCCAGATACGAGGTCGAGCGCGCGCGCTTCGATGCCGGCCAATCCACCGCCGAGCAAGTCACGATCGCCGTGACGAATCTCGAGCGGTGGCTCACTGAGGCACAAGCGGCCCTCGTCACGCTTCAAGACGCATTCCATTAGGAGAGCAACATGACACCCATTCAATTAGTACTCGCGGCCCTGGCTGACTTCGCACGAGGTAGAGGCCAGGACGATATTGCTGGCTATCTCGACCTGATCGGCACCATTGCCGAGGCGACAAAAGACGACAAGGAGAAGTTCGCCGAGCTCACGGCAGAGATTCAGGCGATGGTGGACGCCGGTCGCGATCCCACGCCCGAGGAGCGCCAGAGCGTGCGGGATCGGCGCAAGGAACTGTCGGACCAAATCCGCGATTTGCCGACTGACTAGGACTGGGCGGTGCAATGCCAGAGGAACCGTGGCGCGAGAGTCACAGCGTGCGCATCGCCGTGCTGGAACAGCAATTGCGCGACCGAGACATTCAGCTTGCACTACAGGCCAAAGAATACGAGCGTAGGCTGGATGAGCTGAACCACGCACACGATAAGCAGGTCGAGGATCAGCGAACCTACGTCAGCGAAGAGAAGTTCTCCGGCTACACCAGCAAAATGGATGCGTGGCGTAACGACGTGAGTCTGGCGCTAGCACAGCTGCAGGGGCAAGCGGGCGGGAAGGGGGCGGTAGGTCGAGTCTTGGTGCAGGTTCTCACACTGATGATCTCTGCTGCCGTGTTGGCGGCGTTGCTCTGGATGGGTTAATTAATATGGCACGGAGTATGCATTGGTCAGCTTAGCAAAAGATGTCGGCAAGGCCCTCGTCCCTCCTGGGATTGAGCCGAACCTCTGGTGGAGAATCTGCGTGTCAGGAACACTGTCTTTCCTATTCGTCGCGTTCCTCTGGAGCGTCGGCCTCTTCGCCTCGATGGGCTATCCCGGCTTCGCGCGCGCGGACGAGGTCGAGGACGTCAAGCAGCAGGTGAACGACGTTCGGGCCAGTCTGCTCGCCAAGCAGATCGATGACGTGACCGCGGCGCTGTGCATGGAGACCGTGGACCGCCGGCTGCTCGACTATCGCCGCGAGCTGCAAAACGATTACAGAGCCGTCAAGGGCCACGAACATCAGTCGCCGGCTTGCGAGATCCTTTTGAAACTTCGGCGGTAGTGTCGTCGTTAGGACCAACGCCTAAAGCTTGGCGTCTCGGTCAACCTCGGCGCGGGTCGCTCCGTACTCTCGGAACAGGGACCGCATTTTGTTCTCGTCACGGTGATAGATGCAGTCGCCAATGGCGTGCAAAACCTCGCGCAACTTGGCTCCCATCTCTTCGTTACCGGTCAGATCCTCTGCGCCTTCAGCCGCGGCATATAGAGCCTCATGCAGCAGCGTCGCTCGAAACTTCAATTTCTTTTTAGCCATAAGTCTCACTCACACTCTGGGCGAATGCCGGTGTCTGTCCGACTGCCGTCCGGCGCAACCTTGACGATGGTGCGTGTGGCCTTGTCGTAGACTAGCTTCGTGCCGCCTGATTTGCGAACAGGTGTCTCTACGACTAGCGCTCTCGCAATATCGTTTGCAGCCTTCTGCGCTCGCACCAAGTCGCCGAGCTGGTGTGCTATGTCGAGCTCCATTATCGCGGCTCGGCATCCTTCTAATCTGGACGTGAGCACTTTGATTTCAAGAGCAGCGTCCATGCAGTCTTGGTAGTGCTGGTTCTCCTCACTGGAAAGCCCTTCGCCGCCGACCTGCCCGATGAGCCACGTCAACCAGCGCTCGGCTTGCTTGCCAAATTCGCCGCCATGCGCTTCTTGGATCACCAGCGCGAGTCCGTCTCGCTCTTGCTGGAGAGAGTCTAGTCGGGACTGAAGATCATCTATGTGCTCGCGCAGAATCTCGGCACCGTACGGTAACGTGTCGAGTAGCCGCTTCAGGGCGTAGTCTGGGTCGGTCATTCAGGCGGCTCCTCAATAGCGCGTGTAAGGTCTAGGAATGCTTGAGGCTCAGCCTTGTTCGGAATGCGGTAGAGACGCAGAGCTTCGTCAATCTGTTCGAGCCACTTCACGTTCCGCTGGTGCACGGCGACTAGTGCGTCCAGGTTGTCGTAGCCGAGATCAGCCACCGGATTTTGGAGCCCTTCTAGCTTGGACGATCTCTCCGCGAGTACCTTCCGTACGTCCGCGAGTTCAGCCGTGAGCGCCCTGACTTCCTCGCGCGACTCGTCGGCTTCCAGTTTGGACTCCATCTCACCTATCGCACGCAGGTTCTCTGCCCGAGCGTCGGTGAGCGCGCAGTATGGGCATTCGTCGTCGCCGAGCCAGCCGTGTTTGCAGTTGAGCTCTGGCGGTTCTGGGTCACTCACGATTTATTCTCCAGTAGGCTTTTTCTCTAACAGTCGAACGACATCAGCAATGGCGTGCACCGTCTGCGGTGAGAGCGACTGTCGCCTGCCATGCTCGTCGCGCGTGACAACAATGTGAACCTTACGCTCGTTCAGGTACTCCACGTCAGACTCGAACTGTGTGGCGATCTTGCGGAGCCTGCGGCGGGCTGGTGATTCGCTCATTTAGTTTCCCGAGGAATGCTACCAAAAGAGTCCCGCTACAAAACCGACGAGAGCGCCGGTAAATATCATGGCAGTTATCTCCCATCCACGAACGAGGTAAATGCGCCTATCCATTCGAGTCTTCCCGAGAACATGGCGAATTGAGCCTGGCTTGCGTCGTTCTGCTGCCGTCTCTGCTGCGGAAGTCGGCGCCGTGGCACTTGGTGCATCGCCACGTCCCACTCCACACGCCGGCATTCAGCGAGCCATTGTGCAGGGTCATTTGATGAGACGGGTGGATCGCGTCGTAGTGAATCCAAAGCCCATCGGCCTTGTCGTCTCGCAGCGGAGAACACCAGCAGTTTTTCGATGTTACGTGCCCATCGTGCTTGAGCGGCATATCCGACGTAGATGGCGCGTCTACTCTCATGGGTTCGAGTTCCTCCGACAACATTCCGAATTGCGTTCCTCGGCCGCGAGCGCCCGGCCCTCCATGCTGTCGTAGACGTTGAACACGTCTTGGATCGTTCGGCAGCCGCGGAAGGCGCGATAGCTTCCGAGCTGGACCTCGATGCGCATGTCGAGCCACTTCCGCTCCGGCTCACTGTCGAGCTGCTGGCGAAGATGCGCAATCTCTGCCTCGGCCTTCCGCAGCGCCATGAGCAGTCCGCGCTCCTCGCCGACTTGCACGCGGATCATGCAACCCGGCGTGTCGTAGATGTTCCCGCCGAAGTGATCGCGCGCCGAGCCGGCCGTCGTGAAGTTCTCGCCGCAATGGAAGCAACACCAGCCGTGGATCGGGGCCGGATATGTGCTCGTGTCTTTGATCGGTTCAGCCATTTGGAAGCTCGTTCTCCGAAGAATGTAGGGCTATTGGGCTGTACACGAAGATCAGAACCCAGGCGCCGTGCGTATTCTGCATCGCGACGCCGCGCGCTGTGACCTTGAACAGGTAGCCGAACTTCGTGAACAGCAGCCCTGGCTCGCCCATGTGCATCTGCTTACCTTCCACTCAGGGCTTGATCGCGATCGTGTAGTCGAGAGGGCCGAGCCACGAGTGCAACCGCTCGTCTGCCTCGGCGTTCAGTTGGCGGCATTTCGCCGTTGCATCGTGTTCGGTGCCGATGACCACGACGAACGGGTGATCCTCGTCGTCGCTCCGCTTCAAGATAACGAATGCTTCCATCGTCTACTCCCAACTAAATTCGGTGCCCGTTTTTCGCTGCGGCCGTTTCCTTCCGCTTCGCCACGTCTCTACGGGCCGAACGTTCAGTATTCAAGTGCATGTCAAACTCTTTCCGGAAAGAGAATGGCTCGCGCGACGACGTCTCGCGGTCATGAGCTTTGAGATCGTAGATGTCGAGAATCGCGCTGACCCCGGTTTCGAGCAGCCGACGGGCGAGCAGGGCAGCCGTGCGCGGCGTAGCGATCGCATCTGCGTCGTGCGGCGCGCAGATCACGTAATCGAATCGTTCGCGCAGAGACGCGAATTCGCCCTCGGGATCGAGCACGAGCTGCTGCACCATCGGCGCGGTTTGCTCGAGCAAGCGGCGCAGCGCCCACGACTTGCCGAAGCCGCTTCCTGCCTGGATGAGCATCCGCATTTCGAGCAGACGCGGCAGGTCGATCGGATGACCGCTCGCCAATGTGCAGTGACTCAC